TGATTGGAGGCAATATAACTCAGATGTAATATATTGTCAACCAAACATTACTGGAAAGCCGTTAGGTATAGCTACTGACAAGTTTAAAAATAATTATGAAAATGGATGCCACAAACCTTTATTGTTTACTTTATTAACAATTTGGAGTAACTACTATAATCATTATCATAGTAATAAAATAACTAAATTTGCACAAAAAATGGTAAGAGTCAATGCTTCAACAATATATGAATATTTTGACTATGATTGCCGTAATAATGTACTATTGTTTAAAACAAAAACTATTAAAAAATATAACAAGTGGATAATCCATTATTGGAGCAATGCTGGTGAACCATTACGTAATTATCCAGCATTTTTAGGAATAGATTGATGGCAGACTTATATATGGGAGATATGATGGTAGAATTAAACCACGTAGATGACGAATCTATTGATCTACTATTAACTGATCCGCCATACAATATTAGCGAAAACGGTGCTAATCCAGTATGGATTAATAAAGAAACTGGTGAAAATAAAAGTGGTATTCATAATCAAAATTTTGATGAGAATTTTGATGAGAAATGGGATTCAGTATCACACGACGAATTTATCATCCAACTTGGTCAATGGTCAGAAGCTTGGTTTAAAAAATTACGCAAAGGTGGCGCATTTGCAATTTTTATCAGTGATCAATACATATCATATTTGTGGAAAGCTATGGAAAAAGCTGGTTTTGAGCCAAAGCGTGTTTGGACTTGGAAGAAGCCGGCAGCAGTACCATTTAATAGGAAAGTTAATCCAGTAAGTGCCTGTGAATACATTTTGTTTGGTGTCAAGCCCGGTGGCAAGAGAACATTTAATGCCAATAGTGTTGAGGGTTCTATCGTTGAACGATATGCTTGCGCTGATAAAATTAGCAGTATTGTTTATAAAATGATTAAAGATGAAAAAAACAACAAGACTATAGATGAAATATTTAAATTAGCATTAGCTGATTCGAAGAAGATGATGTCTTCAAGAAAAACATCTAATAATCAAATTGAATGTGTTATACCGAATACTATCACATTTAGCGGCGGGCTGGGGAAAGACAAAATTCACCCAACCCAAAAGCCTACAGAAATATTAGAATATTTCATCGAATTGCTTTCAAACCCAAACGATATAGTTTTGGACACTTTTGCTGGTAGCGGATCAACAGGCGTTGCAGCATTCAATACTAATAGAAAATTTATTTTAATCGAACGTGATAAAAAAATGTTCAATTTAATGAAGAAAAAAATTGATTCAATTACTAATTTTTTAGATATAAACTGAGGGAAATAAATGAAAACACAATTACAAAAAGTTGCAGAATTCCACGATACGTTTGACGTTTACAGTCAGGACAAGCCAGGACTACCAAAGAAGAAGATTCGCGCTCTCCGCAAGCGTCTGCTAAAAGAAGAGCACAAGGAATACACTGATGGGGAAAAGGCAAACGATATTGTGGAAATTGCTGATGCCCTCGCGGACCAGCTTTACATTATTAATGGCACAGCCGTTGCTTACGGCATACCACTTGATGAGATCTTTAACATCGTTCACGATTCGAATATGGACAAAACTTGCGATTCTGAAGACCACGCTAAAGAAACAGTAGCACATTACGCTTCACTACCAGAACCAGTTGAAACTTACTACAAGGAAAAAAATGGTCGATGGATTGTTTACCGCAAGGCAGACAATAAAGTACTCAAGCGCAAGGGTTGGACTGCACCAGACTTTAGCCACCTTTTGAAATAAGCCATTTTCACTATAATAAATATCAGAACAAAATAGGGTTCTGATTAATGACAAGCGTTTCATTTAAAGGTTTTAGTAGCGTAGATAAAACTCAACCATTTACTGAACTCACAGACAAGACCCTAATCAAGCGTGACATCTTGAACCATTTCAATACAAGAAAAGGCTCAAGAGTTATGAGACCAGATTACGGGTCCAGTCTGTGGGATTATCTTTTTGAGCCGTTGGACGATATTTCCAGAGATGCAATATTGGATGATGTGAATACTGTAATTAGATCAGACCCAAGAGTACAAATTTTAAATACTGACATTCAAGAAGAAGAGCACGGTATTACTATAAGTTTTCAATTACGATATGTTAGTTTTGATACCATAGACATATTTACAATTGGTTTTGATAGAAGAAATATGACGGCCCAGGAGATTACCGGATGACTACTGCACTAAGACAGAAAGCACTGTTTTCAAGCGAAGATTGGAGGTTAGTCTATCAGGCATTCACTAATGCCAACTACACGGCTTATGATTTCCAAACAATCAGAGACTCGATGGTTGATTATATTAGAATCAACTTTCCTGAAGATTTTAATGACTGGATCGAATCAAGCGAATTTGTTGCTATTATTGAATTAGTGGCCTACCTTGGCCAAAGCTTATCGTTCCGTTTAGATCTCAATACCCGTGAAAATTTCATAGATACTGCTGAACGCCGTGACAGTATATTACGACTCGCGCGTATGCTCAGCTATACACCAAGCCGAAATCAAGCAGCGCAAGGATTGGTGAAGTTAACCCAAGTTTCAACAAACCAAACTGTTTATGACAGCAATGGACAGAATTTAGCCAATCAAAGCATTATATGGAACGATCCCACAAATCCAGATTGGTTTGAGCAGTTTATTCTTGTCCTAAATGCTGCATTCTTATCAGACAACCAATTCGGTAACCCAGCTAATTCTGGTTTGGTTTCTAGAATTAACACACAAACATATACTTTTAACAATGTCAGTCGATATAACAACTGTTTCCCATTTTCCGCAATTGTTAATAACCAATCATTAAATTTTGAAATCGTTAATGTTGATTTCAACAATAATGAGACATTTTTTGAAAAATCACCCGATCCGGCAACTGCTTTTAATATAATTTACAGAAATGATGGTCGTGGAAACTCAAGCCCCAACACTGGCTTCTTTTTCTACTTCAAACAAGGATCTATGATTAATGAAGATTACAATATCAGTAATCCAATTGAAAACCGAGTTATTAACTTAAAAAATGACAATATTAATAACGAAGACATTTGGCTCCAGGAAATAGATGCCAATGGACAATTAGTGGAAGAATGGACTAAAGTTCCAGCATTAGTTGGTAACAATGTTATCTTCAATGCTATTGATAAAAATATCAGGAAAATATACAACGTCATTACTCGTGAAAATGACCAAGCTGCTGTTCGTTTTGCTGATGGTCGTTTTGGACAGATTCCAATCGGATTGTTCCGTGTTTGGTATCGTCAATCAGCAAATGCTCGTTATACCATTAGACCTGATGATATGAAGAATGTTAAATTTAGCTTTTCCTACTATTCAGGCGAAAATAACAAAACCAATACTATTTCGTTCAGATGTGAGCTGCAAAATTCAGTAAGTAATTCATTCACTAGTGAATCGTCACAACGTATCAAGACTGTTGCCCCGCAAGTATTTTACACCCAGGATCGAATGATTAATGGTGAAGACTACAACATTTACCCGTTAAAAGATCCACGTATTGCAAAAATTAAAAGTGTGAATAGAATTCACAGCGGCTTCAGTCGTTATATAGATATCAATGACCCGACTGGTAACAGCCAAAACTTATCCTTGTTGGGACAGGATGGTATGATATATTTGAATGATGACATTAACTTAGTTGAAGTTGATTATCCTTCTGAACTGACTAGTACTCAAATTGTCACTCGCTACATCGCAAGCCAATTGAAAGATTATTCAACCAGCCAATTCTTTTATTTCAACTATCCATCATATCCCTACGATGTAGCAAATGGTGCAAACTATATTGATTTGAAATGGACTCCTGCTTCAAATGCAACAAATACTGGTACGGGATATCTTACATCAAACAACATACCTGTAACCGTTGGCGTTTCTGGTGGATTGGAATATCATATAGTTGCTGGTTCGCTAATTAAATTCAAATATGGTAATTGGGTAGGCGTAAAAAAGGTAATTAACAATGGTACGGTTGGCGCAGCAAATGGTGATGGCGCAATCACACTAAGTGAAATCATTCCGGGTTCAGTTAATGGTGATCCAAATGTTGTATTGGCAATTATACCACCTTATCCTAACAGCTTCAGTCAAACAGAAACATCGCAAATTGCGAGTTTCATTAACTTAAAAACAGCATTTGGCCTACGATATGATACAAGTGACAGAACTTGGAAGATCATTACTGGTAACAATGTTGATGAAAATAGCCCATTCAGTTTAGAATTCGCTGGCGACATTAGTGGATTAAAGAAAGATGCTTCTTGGACTATTCGAGTAGAATTTAACCAAAATAGTTGGTTAATTTATACCAGATCTATGGAATATATCTTTGAAAGTGTTAAAGATGTGAAATTCTATTATTCAAACACTGACAGCATTATTGACCTAAACACTGGCAAGAAAGTGTCAGATTTTGTTAAAATACTTAAAGTCAATAGTAAAGTAGTAGTTGACGACATCAATTCTCCTCCAATTAGCATCAATCCTAATGCGACTTTAGGTGAAGATTATGATGTCAATGTTGTTGACGTGTTCTTAGAAGAAGATGGCTTTGTTGACCCATCAAGGATTAAAATTTCATTTTTTGATGGTGACTATGACGGTTTGCCAGATAATCCTTATGTTTATCGAGATATTACAGCCATTGACTATCCAGTGTTACATACTGATTTGGAAGACGTTAAAGTTGATTCGAGTGAGTTATTCTTCAAAACAGTGTATGACGTAAACGGATATCCAGTAAGATCACTAACATCAAGCGTAAAAGCATCTTTTAATGATCTAACTGACCTTTCTATTGATAATGTTGAAGGTTTAATTTCTTCAGCATTAGGTGTTCCTTTTACGTTTAGTGATGGTGACGTGATTTACATAAGATCACAAAAAATATTCTATCAATACTCATCCACTACAAATGCGCTAACAACGTCCAATGCTTATGAATATCGCCGTGGTAGAAAAGATTTGATGTTTGTATGGAAACATTTCGCCCCAATTGATAACCGAATTGATCCATCACCAACTAATATTATTGACAACTATGTACTATCTGTTGAATATGATTATAACATCAGATCTTGGATTGATTCAAATGGCACATTGGATGAAATGCCCGAGCCTCCTTCCAGTGAAGATTTGAAAATTACATTTAATGAAATTGGCACTAAAAAATCAATCAGTGATCAAATAATATGGCATCCTGTTTATTATAAAGTTCTTTTCGGTGCACAGGCTCCTGAAGAACTACGTGCATCTTTCAAAGTAACAAAAATTCCAGGTGTTTCACTCTCTGATGGTGAAATTAAATCAAAAATTATTGACGCAATCAACGTATATTTCTCAATAAACAACTGGGATTTTGGCGAATCGTTTTATTTTACTGAACTTTCCGCATATGTGCATCAACAATTGGCTACTATAATCAGCTCATTTGTGGTTGTGCCATTAAATGAAGAAAGTAAGTTTGGTGAGTTATTCCAAGTTCGATCAGCATCAAATGAGGTATTCATTTCGTCTGCAAAAGTATCAGATGTTCAAATAGTGGAATCTTTAAATCCAAATACTATTAGAATTGGCAAATAAAGTACTCATATTATCCAAGAATAGCGTTTTTTCACGTAATAAATATGTGATATAATTTAGTTGTTAGTGGATAATATGAGCACAATCAATCCGAAAAAAGTATCAGCAATCAATCCTGACGATACGACCGATACTCAATCAAGAAACATTACTGACTTATTACCAGCAGTTAATAAAACTGATCTTGTTGATAAATTTATCTCTAGTACAGTTAACCACGCATTTCAGCCAGAAAAGTCTGAAAATATTGCTGGCTTCATTGGTCAAAAAGTTCCATATTACGATCCACAGACAGAATATTACTTACCAGAAAAGACTCACGATCGTTCAGTCTACCAATTGGCCCCTTTGGCTGTTACAGAACTTAACGATACTATAAATCACGCAATTTTTTATCCAGATTTGTTAAATCTAATTCGCCTACAAGGCGGTAATGATCTTGACCACAATAGACTATTCCAAGAAAAGTATTATTCTTGGGCGCCGCCGATTGATTTAGACAAATTCGTTAACTATCAAAATTATTTGTGGTTACCAGACAGTCTCAGCACTCAATTGGTTAATACTATTCTTCATTCTGATTCATTTGAAGATGGAAATTCAAATGACTGGCTGATAGTTGGCACGAACGCTGCTGCCACTATTTCTGGCCCAAATGGTCTATTTTCCAAATTCCTTGGTCGATTTGGTGAAAATACAGATGGGCATCAAGTCGTTTATAAGAATTATGCTTTAAATGCTTCTTCTGACTCTGCCACAATAACATTCAATTTCTTAAAAATTGATAGTTGGGATACTCAAGATACTCACACTAGCCCAGCGGCTTATGGTCCAGAACGTCTCTTTGTCTACATCAATGATGAAGCTGTTTTTGAAATTATACCAGACCAAGTTAATACTGTTGGTGATCCATATTACTTAAAGACTGGCAGCTTTACACTATCTGGTGGTGGGGCTGGTACATATTCCATTACATCACCAATGTCTTCACAAGAAGAATTGGGTTTTTATAATGGTTTTGTTGATAGAATATATCGAGTTGAAGTTAACATTGCTGGGATAACATCCAACATCAAGCTTGGATTTGGTTCTATAACTGACGAAAGTCTCGATAATGAGTCTTTCGGTATTGACAATATTATTATTTCACAAGAAATAGAGACTGTGATTGCAGACAATATTGGCGATCAAGATTATATTGTTATATCAAGAGATTCTTTAGACCAAAATCCTTGGTCAGTAAGCAACAGATGGTACCATATTGATGATTTAAGTTCAGGTAATGCAGATATTGCAAAGAATTTCCGAGCTAAGCGACCAATTATTGAATTTAATAAAAATCTGGAACTTTACAATTATGGTAAAACTCGATTAAATTCAGTTGATTTGCTTGATTCAACGACCACAAACCCATCAGTAATTAATGGCTCAGTTAATTATGTAATTGACGGTACTTCATTAAGTAATGGAATGAGGATTCTTTTCACTAATCCAAATATAGATGAAAATTTTGGTTGGGATTATCCATCATTTGCGGGTGAAAACGGTGGTGCCGGAAGATGGGATTCTTCATCTGGCCAAACCATAGCGGCAAATACTATCACATTAGGAAACGGTGGTGGTCACGGTATTATCACTGGTGGTACGACTTTCAACACAGTGTTTAGTGCTGGTCAAAAAATTAGATTATTTGGTTCATCTGCAGATGGCTTTTACCATATCAGAGCTGTTTCACCAACGTCTATCACTATTAATGAAGAATTTGTATCTACAGGATTGCAAACTGGTGAAGTATCTATAGTAATAGTTCCAACGATTTTTAAGGATAGAATTTTCACAGTCAGTGGAGTTGGTGATTCAATTCAACTTATTGAATCAGGAATTGGGTCTGATGTTTCAACATTAGGAATTGCTGCTAAAGGTCTCGGACCTTATGCTGGAATTAACCTATCCGCTAATTTTAAATTATCAAAATCTAAAGCTAGTGCAAATTCAAATTCACCAGCATTAATTTTTATCAATACTTCATCTAATATTGTCGAATATGATAATGCTGGTGTGCCAGCACAAAACACTATTACATTAACGGCTGATAAAAGAAATACAGCAAATGACACATTATGGACAGTTAGTAAACTTGACGGTACAGTCATTTATGGCCCACTTCTAGCCAGTACAATTGCTGCCAATAATGCAGATTTTACTTCAACTGGTGAAAATAACTTGTCAATTGACTCAAATGGTTTTGAGACTCTTATCAATGATCAAAATACAGCCGGTCTAATCTTTAAAGTAGAAACTTTAGACGGTATTAGTGATTCAACTACTGTTTATAAAATGGTTGATGGTGACCACACAGATTTCAGCCCATCAAATATTATTAGCTTTATTACTAATAGTGATCACTTGATAGCTGCCGATTCTAATGGTAATGTTACATCTTTTAATGGATCAAATGGTGAATTTAAAGTATATGTAGGTGGTTTAGATGTCTCTGAACATTTTACACTAAGCACTTCTACAAATATCAATGGATTACGTGTTGAATACATTGATAATCAATACCAAGTTTCTGGCTATTTAGATAACTTCCAAGATGGTGATATATTGTTAATTGACAGTGGTTCAAATGCTGGTTCTGAATATTATTGGAGCAATAGCAGTTCTTCCTGGATTAAAGCGCAAGCAAAAGAAACTAGAAATCAAAAACCATTGTTTATGTTATATGATTTGTCTGGAGTCAAATTGAATGATGCTGGAACCTATCCTTTCAGCACATTTTCTGGTAATACTATTTTCAGCTATTCAGAAAACACTACCTCGACACAAATAATTGATCCTTATTTAGATATACGATTGGCCTATGATCAGTATGGAGAAATCCTTTTCAATAATGATTTAGAATTAGCCTCTTACAAGTATGGCGCAGATCAAGCAACAATTAATGGCTATTATTTCTATCGAGATTTTTATAAGAATGAATTTGGCAATAGCTGGTATGAGTCACCATCACTCAGTTCGCAGCGTCTAGTTTCTCAATTCGAGGTCAAGATTGAAACTTCATCCTTCAATCTTGACTATGTTCCATCTGACTTACTTGTATATGTTGATGGTATTTTAGTTTCTAATTATACCGTTGATGGGACAACTATCACATTTGATGAGCCAATTGGAAAAAATTCAATTGTAGAATTTAAATTCTTCACAAATGACACATTAAAAAGGTCAGCAATTACTAGTTTTGAACTACCTATCAACTTGTCAGCAAACCCATTTAATGAAGAAGTGTCGACAATCAGTAAGAGTGATTATTTGCAACACTTCCTTTCAATAATTGGTAATCAAAATAATTTTGACGGCGTTGCATCAGGATCAAACAATTATAGAAATTTGAATGTTAATTATGGCGTTGGTACTGAGATTCTACAACATCACAATTCTTTAGCAAGAGTGATGGGTATTAGCAGTAACGCTAATTTGAATATCGTTAGTGCTATCAAATATTCAGAAAGAGAATATATTAGATTTAAAAATAAGCTAATTAATAAGATAACGGCTTATTTAAGTGATACTACTTATACATCAAACTTAGATCCTAAAGTTTGGTTATACGATGCTATCAAAGCTATTAATTTAGCAAAAAATGAGCAATTCCCATTCACTTATAATACTATTAGTGGCAGCTTTATCCCAGCGACACCAAGTCGTCTAGGACTATACCCCGTTTACACTCCAGAAAAATTTGTTGACTTGACTTTGAAGGAACCGATTTTCGTTATTCAAGGCCACGACGGATCAATAATGCCTGCATATAATGACTTCCGTGACGATGTTATATTAGAATTTGAACAATTCATATATGACTCAATTCCAGATTCATATAAGAGTGAAGACACGAAGTTGTATGATATTATGGAATCAGTATCAACTCTTTATAGAAATGCTGAATACTCACAAGATGATTTTAATCAATTATTAACGCCAATTATACTACAATGGTCAGCTAAGGAAGGTATTGAAATAGAAATTAATGATACCTACGATGAAACTGATCCGTTTACATATAACTATTCCAATCAAAACTTACCTGGATATTGGAGAGGCATAATTAATCTTTACTACGGCACTGATCGTCCAAATACTCATCCGTGGGAAATGTTTGGTTTCAGTGAAGAGCCAGACTGGTGGCAAGGAAGATACGGTCCTCGTCCATATCGTTTCAATAACCCAGTTCTTTGGGATGATATGAGAAATGGTGTTATTTTTGACGGACCAAGAAAAGGTATATATTCTGAATATGCAAGAACTGGCTTACCAGCACCATCAGATGGTGATGGTAGATTAAGAGATCCTATTAGTTTAGGTTTGGCTAGCCAAGCTCTAAAAAATGACCAAATAAAGAATTGGGAGATTGGTGATTTCTCACCAGGAGAGGCTGTCTTTAGAAAATCTTCACATTGGCCGTTTGCGGTGGCGATTATTGGATATTTGATGCATCCTGCTAAATTCTTCACATATGGATGGGATTTAGATAATATTGGCTTGGCTTATCCAGATGGTGAAAATCCACAGTTAATTGACCGATTTACAGGAAAGCGTCCAGGAATTGATTCAATTCTTCAAAGTGAAAATGGTTATGTGGGCAACGGTTTGCAAACTTGGTTAGTTGATTATGTAATGTCAAATGGCCAATCTACGTATGAATTTACTTCAACGGCAAGAAACATTGATATAAGAATTGGCTATAAAACTGGTGGTTTTATTAACAAGGATACTATCAAGTTATTGGCTGACAACGTTCAAACAAGTATTCCGCAAGAAAACGTCAATGTGTTCTTGTATCAAAACCCGTCAGTTCGTGAAGCTGTCTACAGTGGTATTACAATCACCAAAGAATCAAATGGATGGGTAGTTACTGGTTATGACATCCTAAACAACTATTTCTATGCTTTGGCACCAGACATTTATAGCAAAAAAACCACAAAGTCTATTGGTCAAGTCAACATTAAGAAATTTGCTAACTTTACTGATCAAGTAATAAGGGTTCCTTATGGTACCACATTTACTACAATTCAGCAAGTTCACGATTTCTTACTAGGATATGGTGAATGGTTGGCCACTCAAGGATGGATTTTTGAAAACTTCGATGCAGGAACCAATACTACAGACACTTGGGAAAAAGTGGCAAATGATTACATATTATGGGCACAAGGACGTTGGGCTTCTGGTGCATCACTGTCATTAAGTCCATCAAGCACAAATATGAAATTTGTGACCAATCACGGTTTTGTCGAAAACTTAAATCAACTAATTAATGGTGTTTACAGTTTAATTGACGTTACTGGATCAGTAATTGATCAATCTGACACATTTATTAACCGCGATGGTAATGAAGTCATTATCCAATCCACTATACCAATTTTTGGCGTTAGACTTGTAGTTTCTGAAATTGAACACGTTATCATTTTGGATAATAAAACAATTTTTAATGACTTAATTTATAGTCAGCTTTTGAATTTGTATCAACCACGTTTGAGATTGCAAGCAACTAGAACTCTTGATTGGGTTGGTAGAATTAATGCTCCAGGCTATTTTGTCAAGGCAGATACTATAAGTCCAAACCTTGAAAAATCAGTTGCAGATGTTCAGAAATATTTTGATATTGAAAAGCAAGTCGATATTCCGCTAATACAGGAAGTTGCTCGAAGAAACATTGGGTACCAGAGCCGTAGCTATTTGGATCAAATTCTAATTAGCCCTACAACTCAATTCCAATTCTACCAAGGCTTTATAAGAAATAAAGGTACTATATCCACACTATCAACCTTGTTGAGAAGTGGTATTAGCAGTGGCAGTGATGACGTAACCTTCTATGAAGAATGGGCACTAAAAGTTGGCGATTTTGGTAATATTATGAACGGCATTAATGCTGAATTTTATGTCAATCCTTCAGAGCTAAGAACAAATATTCAATTGTTTGATTTCAGCTTTGCTCGACTAACGGCTAATATGTCCGATAATGATACAGTTGCTAATGTAGAAAATACTGAAAACTTGCCCGATCAAGGTATCATTGTTATTGATGACGAAAAAATAAGATATTCTGGTAAAACCTTATCAACTTTGACTGGTTTAGAGCGCGGAGTATTAGGCACCACGGCTTCGACACATAACCAATATACAACATTTGGATTAGACGACCTTGCTTATGATTCAGTAATCACAATAAACCCAACCGATTCACGTTGGATAATGAAACCAAAGATTTTAACCAACAGCATCTTTAATGTAAGACCTGCTGGTGGTAGAAGATTTAACGGTGAATACTTATTACCAACAGATAACCGAGTTGCTGGTTATGTGCTACCATCAGAAATGAAAGCTCGCTATCATACCATATATGACTTCACTGACAATTTACCTATATTGTTACAAGACGGGTCTCTTGAAGTGAATGATCAAATTTGGATCGATCAAATGCCAAGCAGTGATAGTTCGTTCCCTGATCAGTTCCAAGTTTACACTATTAGACTGAAAGATTGTGATGTGGTGGGTGTACCTTTTAATTACACAAGCACTTTAACATCTCCTTTGGCTATAAATGATACTTCAATTAATGTATCAAATACTGAAAGTTGGCCAGACTCAGGAATCATTACTATTGGACTTGAAAAAATCAAATACAACAGTAAGACTACGACCACTTTGACTGATTTGGAAAGAGGGTACAATAATACATTAGTGGGTAATTTGGATCAGAATGGCGACCCAGTCAATAATGGCGACTATGCGGCAGGTACATTATTCAGCATTGAATACAGTGGGTATGGTGATCAAGTTACCCTCGAGTTGTCTAACAACACTTACTCTGCTGGTGATACAATTATCTTTGAAAACTTCTTTATCGATTACATTAATTATTCAGGTGTCTACGAAGTAATTGAATCTTATGGAAATAATATTAAAATTGATTTAGCTATTGCCGAATCCAATGCCGTCAACTATGAAGATATCAGTATTTTGGATTTGATTGAATCTAGATACCATTATGAAAGCGGGCTGTTCAATTCCAACGACTATTCAATGACAGTGTTTACATTAGCATCCAACTTAGCATCAACTGATCAAGTTATTGATTTAACATCAGCAAAGAATTTGAAGGCTCCAGGTCTAATTCAAATCAATGGTGAAATGATTAATTACCAAACGATTAACGGTAATAAATTGGAAGGGCTTGGTCGAGGTGTTAATGGTACGACAATATCGTCACACAACTCTGGTTCTACAGTTAGTCGTTTGAAGGACGTTTATGCATATTTTGATGCTATGAATAGTACCGTAGCACCAACAACTGAAGCAAGATGGTATGTAAAAGCAAATATCAACAATACTGGATGGAGCACCATTAGAAACCAAAACTTAAAGGTTGATACTGAGGAATTTAAGAATACGGTTATCTATGATAATAACGATAACTTCGTTATTGCGCATTTGCAAGCTTTTGACCCGGCTAAGAACCTGTTCCCAGGTCAGGTTGCTGCTGAAATAGATTACAAATTGGATGTCGATCCTGCAGATTATACTAATGGTTTCTGGGGAGTTGGCCAAGTTGGGCAAGTTTGGTGGAATACTAATAATCTAGTATATGAAAATTATGAAGTTTCAAATAGCTACTATCGCTCAAATAACTGGGGAGCGCTCTCACCATTCAGCTCTGTCGATGTCTATGAATGGGTTGAGTCTACTGTAACACCAGACCAATGGGCAACTAATAGTGCAGCAAGTGATTATTACAAACAAACCAACGGCGAGCCATATTACGACTCAAATGGTATCGCACCATACATTGTGGGTGAAAAAGTCAACAAAAATAATCAAACTGTGACAGTATATTATTTCTGGGTCAAGGACTTGTCATCAAATCCACCATTCCAGAACAGACAATATTCTGTTTTCCAGATCGCTAATATTTTGAGAGATCCTACAAGTGAAGGGATTGTTTGGTTTGCACCTTGTGGACCTGCCAGCTTGTTGGTGGCAAACTTGAATAACATTGCATTGAACGACGAAACTAGCATTCAAATTAATTATAACAATCAAAAGAACCTCAATGACGCCCACACACAATGGTTATTGATGCGTGAGGGTGATGAACTTTCATTGCCTCCTACGGGCTTTTGGAACCAAATGAAGGCAAGTCTAAGCGGTTACAACATTCTTTACCAACCAGTGCCAGATATTAATGTTGATCCTATTAACAGATATGGTAATTTGAAGCGCCCAAGACAATCTTGGTTTATTGATCAAAATAAAGCAGTTAAAGAGTTTTTCAAATCAGTCAATAGATTATTTGAATTAGATCAAATTGTTGATCGCGAAGGATTTAACAACTTATTAGCTGATGCAGATGCTCCAGCAGCATATGGCACAGTATTGGCATCAACCAGACCAATAAATCCGTGCGAATTTAGTGATCCGCTAAACTACAATTCAAATAACACTGGCACTGACAGTTCTTTTATCGTAGATACTTTTATTGAAAGAAACAGTTTAGTGGAAAATGGTTTAGCTACTATTGATGATCAAATTTTAGTAAGAGCTGGAACAGATACTGGTGGTTTCTGGAGGATTTATAAAGTCCTAAATACGACTATACCAGTTTCTAATGATAATTTTGTTGAAACTTGTGCCGAATCGTTCAAATATACCGATTTCTGGGATTATGCAGATTTTTCTACACCAGACTATGATAGCAATGCTTTAGTTAAATTCACATATGAAAAATTTGAAGACATTGTTTTATCATTACTAGCCGTTGGTGACTTAGTTAGAATTACTGATTTCTACAATGACGGAACTGGCATTGAAGCTGTCTATGAATATACTGCAGATGGATTTGATTTGAAATTCAGAGAAAATGGTACTATCCAATTTGATGTTGATAAATTTATCGACTTGACCTATGGCAATCCTAATAAAAAGATTACCAGCAGTTTTTATCCTAATGGCGTCCCAGGTCGCCAATTGGCTATCGAATCTATTATTGATATTTTGAGGAATACCATATTCACCAATATGGAAGTTAACCTGATATTCTTCAGTATGATCAATCAAGTCTTTAGCGAACAGCTTAATGTCGATTGGGCCTTTAAGACAACATATATTGTTGGCGAGGGTTTAAATCAAGTTGCCAGCCAAAGCCCAGTGTTTATTTCAAATAGAAGTGATTCGTTTATTGAATACATACAGGAAGCTAAGCCATATCATACCAAATTGAGAGATTTTAGAATTAACTTAATGATTGGTACTGATATTGCTAAAACTATCGTAACTGATTTTGACAAGCCAGTATGGTTTGATCCTGAACTTAATGATTACAGAGTGCTTGATCCAAATGATGCTGGTGATATGGCAATTATGACTGATCCAAATAGTGATCAATATTGGTGGAGTCAGTATTATAATAAAGGTACCCACCAAGTCAGAGAAATTGAAACCACTATGTACTTTGATCGAGTGAGCTGTAAAGCAAGCTTTGGTTGGGATAGTGCTGGCTGGGGTGAACAAGTTTGGGATGCTGACATTCCTGAATATCTAACGGCTGCTGATCGTATTGTTCAATCCTATCAAGAATTACCATTTGATCAAGCAGATGTTTTGAATAATAATGTCAATACAAACTTGAATTTGGATGACTTAATTCCTGGATGTTCATTCCGAGGAACGATAGTTAATAATGCTACATTTAAGGATCTAGTTCAAAATCCAATTGGCGGATGGTCATCAGCAGCATCTGGTCCTTGGAGTGATACTCCTTGGTCACCATTGGCATCTGGTTCTAATATTATCGACGTCAGTGACTACAATGTCGTTTATAAAGGAAATACTTCCAAATACCGCTTCACAAGGACGTTGAATGGTGACGGAACGACTACTACATTTAGTTTGGGTGGAAGCATTGGACCAAACGATGACATTTCAGTGTTTATTAATGATCTTGAAACTGAAAATTTCACTCTTTCTGGATCTAATATCACATTCCCTACTGCTCTAGAGATTGGTGAAACTGCAAAAGTGAGTGTTTTCTATGACGACTCTTTCAATGAAGCATCAGTTGAAGAATCATCTGACATTGTTTTGGATGGCTATTTGTTCAGACAGCCATATATTGATTCAGATCACCCAGAAGAACTAGTCATCAATGCAATTGGTGAATCACTTTCAATATTCGTTCAAGCTGACGGTATTGCTGCTGACGGTAAGGTTATGAACAAAATTTATGGTGGTGAATCAAACGGGCCATTCGCAATTGGTCAGACCGCTACAGTTGATGATTCAATACTAGTTTTCATAAATGGTGTTCTACAACCAAATGATGATTCCGTCTACGTAATTAGTAATGACCGAATGTTTGTTACTATTAGAAACAACATCCATTTAACCATACAGGATAGAATTGATATATTCTCATTTGGTATAGGTGGTGAAGAAATAATCAGCCAGCTACACGAAGTTCTACTTGCTGACACAGATACATTTACATTGGACCAGCTTTCATCACATCCATATCCTTTGGTGATTGTTGATGGAGACTACAGAAACGATTACACAATATCTGGTGATGATATTGTAATGAATACTCCTATAGTAGCTGGATCAAATGTTGACATAGTAGTATTCAAGACTGCTACCTACACTCAAATGATTCAGAAAAATTACACATTTAGTGGTTTAAATACATTTGACCTTGGTGTTACCTTGCCAGATGATAGCGAAGCATTTGTATCCATTAATGGTCTGGTGATCGCTAATAATGGTGATTTCCCTGACTACGATATCAATGGCCAAACATTAACTATTTTCAATAAAGTTAAAGGTGCATCTGACCTATATAATGGTGCAGCATTTGAAATTAATGGAACAACTGTTAGCGGAGCAACAATTAACGATCTAATCTCAGCCATTAATAATATTGCCAACTTTATTTCGTATGTTGATAAAAAGCAATTAGTGATTGCCAATATTATCGGCGACCCAATTACAATCGGTGATAGTGCTGGCGGTGCTTCCTCAATGGGAATTAACGTAGGCACCCGAAATTCAATTATGGATAGCGATGATATTGTTGAGGTCTTTATGGCACCGCACGACATTGCTGTTTATGAAACACCAACATATAGTAGCATCGTCGAATACGCTATACCACACGATATTATGGTAGCAAGTCAAGTCACTGCTACATTAAATGGTAATGCAATATCATACTCTATCGATACTGTAAAAAATACTATCATTCTAGCCAGCGATCCAGGTGAAGGAAACTGGTTAGAAATGAAAATCAAATTTATAAACCACGTAGATATTACTGGTACTAACGGCGGAACTTACAATGTAGGATTTGTACCATTCAGTCCAGATCAGTTGATGGTATTTGTTAATGGTATTAGATTAAAACATAATGATGATTATACCACAGATGGACAAATGTTGAACATTCCATCGAGCATAGATGGTGACGAAATACAAGTTTATTATTATTCATCCAGAAATGCCAATGGTAATGGATCATTTATTGTTCATTACGATCAAGAAAGTAATAGATTGAGTCAAGATTACCAAGCATCAAACATATTCACTCTAGGTAATGCTATTACTGAAACTGACACAACATTGGTCTTGAATGATTTAACTGATTTTAATTATGGTAGACTTACTTTGGTTAAGAATTTAGATGTTGAGGAAATATTTGTCAGAGAACCACTTTCTTTGGTTAAGAAAAATATAGCATCATATACAACTTTGCCAAATCCAGTCACTACAATTAATCAAATTAGTGTGATTCAACAAGTCTTAAGTCCAGATGGTATAACATATGTTGATGGTAGCTATATGACTCCTTTGGTGGATTATAACTATAACCCATCTAACAGGCAACTGTCATTTAGCTCACCAGTTTCAAATGTTAGAATTGTTGTAAGATATATGATCAACAATGTTGTTTATGACGTGATTCGAAACTATGACTATACTACTTCATACACTTTTGCTGCTGGTACTAAGTTGTACCATCACAGCGGACAGCACGCCAAGAATCGTCTGTATCGAGTAAGTATTGAGAATACCACATCATTGGCTGAACCACTCAAATGGAGAGATCGTGAAATTGTATTAACTGATGCAATAGATTTACCAAGTCAAGGTTCAAGCCAGGCTCGAATGGACAAACCAGGAGTGATATGGATTGGTGGAGAACGAATTGAATTTTGGAGAAGAGATGGCAATGTATTGAAACAAATTGTCCGTGGAACTGGCGGAACATCTGCTGGATATGCTGAATCGGTCGGTTCTACATTTAGATACCAGACTGAACATTTTGGACTTGGTGAATTTACGCAAACAGGTTATGATTATACGCTAACTTCATCACTAATTGACTATATGACAGTTGGCGATACTGTTTCATTAAACAACGTTAAAACTAAGATCACAGCCGTCGGGGTTGGTACCTTTACAGTCGACCAATTGTTACCAATTGCGACTGAATTAACGATAACAGTGTTTAAACCAAAGCCAACTATCATACCATCTGGTACGGCCGTCTATAATGCTTGCTTGCCACACGAGTATGAAAAGGGATATAAATGGGTCAAGAGTCCGTTTGGTCTCCAATTCAACACCGTTGATGAAATGGCAAGATTTATCAATTTTGAATACAATAAATAATACGCATTAAGGAGAATTGAATAGTGTTTGATATTGCTGAACCAATGGTACAAGGATTTGTCCAAATAGCAGATGCTGAATCTGGTGAAATTCTTCTTGAAAAAAGAAATGCTATCCATTTTGAAAATATGAGTATTGGTATTGCTAGAAGCTTGGCCAATATGGGCAATGGTCCAATTTATAAAATGTGCTTTGGTAATGGTGGATCAACAGTTAACGGACTTGGAATCGTTACGTACCTCCCACCTAACGTTCAAGGTCAAAATGCTGACCTTTATAACTTAACTTATGAAAAAGTCGTAGATGCTGAAGGAGATACTTCTGCTGATTCATATATGACAATAGTTCACCAAACTAATGCTCTTTTTACTGATATTGTGATTACTTGTTTGTTAGGATTTGGTGAGCCATCTGGCCAGAGCGCATTTGATGATTCAACTGATATGAATAGCGATTATATGTTCGATGAAATTGGATTAAAGACTGACGGTGAAAATGGAGAAGAGATGCTCCTAAGTCACGTTATCTTTAATACTATCCAAAAAAGCTTAAACAGAAGTTTAAGAATACAATATACGATTAGAATTCAAATGGCATAATAAAAGCGGCTTGAGCCGCTTTTATTATATTTTAATTTCCACTTCTGTACCTAAACTAGTTTTATAACTAAACGACAATACTTCAATATCATACATTGACGACAGTGTCTTAGAGTCAATTGACAGCCTTTTGGGAGTCATTCTATTACCACCATAGTACCCACTTTGCGGGATTTGAACATACGTTATAATATTTTCGTCTAAATCTGTCTTTTTAATTTCAGTAGCATTGATCGTATCTTTATTATAGCTATAAGATGAAGATTTCGCATCAACTACATAAGTTAGCCCATTATTCTTAGCAGTCAAAATAGCGTGATAATAACCGCGCGGCATAACTTCATCTAAATTGGATATTGGGCTATAATCTGGTGTAAACTTATTAAATTCAATCTTTTCAGTTGACATCATTACTGGAGCATCACTATAGCGATAGCTAGAGTTTTTAACTTGAATTAATTGATTGACTAATACTTCAGCGTCAGCTTCAGAAATCGGTTCAGATTTGTTAATTTCTGATACTTGCACTGATGAAGATATAGTTAATTCTTGTTTGTCATCAACAAACACATAATATTTGGATGAACTGACTTCAATAGTGGACGATAGATCAAACTGATTACCAATTTCTAAAACATATTTGTAGTATTTTCCTAAGAATCGACCACGAGTTCCTTTCTTAAATGTAACGTGATCACCTAGCTTAACATCTCTCATAGATGCTTTCTTACTCAAACGTTCAGTATTGGCAATTGCGGCCCGGTATTCGTCACAGTCTACTGGAAGCAACATATTTCTACTTCCTTCTCTACCCCAAATGCAGGAACTGATAATTTCGCCCTTATCTAAGATACAATGATCAATGATGAATTCCATATTATCATTTGTGATTTCCAATTCAAATCCGCGCGGATCTAATATCCTCCAGACTTCCTTATTTGCTCCACGGCTACGATAATGTTGAACAGATTTTCGAATTTCAAATCCGACCATTGGTTTATTTTTAAAAGTTTTGGCAGGAACTTGAACCTTGGACCTACTTGCCCATTGATCAGCAGTAGCTTTTTTCTTGATAGATGCCTGATCTTTTCCTTCCGGGACTAGGAAACCAAGTGGATAAATGTCATCACTTCGAAAAGTAAATGTAACATAATGCTCATCCGGTATGTTAATTGAAAGTGACATTAAGCAATCATCCTCAATAGCGTCGAATATTGATCTTCAATATCATTAAGCTGCTCGTCATATTTGGCAGCAACTTCTTTCATTGCAGCAACTTTTGCTTCATTGATTTCCTGCCGTTTGGCTTGAAGTTGATCAAATAAATCGGCGGCCATATGATCATCAGTCAAATGGTATTCAGTTTTACCAATCGACTTTAAGTAGATCCTTGCCTCTTTTAATGAATCTTTATACATTATAGTATGCCTTTATTTCACTAACGTCGCGTATGTTTCAATATATCCTTCTATCCTATTTCTTTTATCAGGAGAAAAAGAATCAATAACTTTTGGATTTAAGGATATTGCACGGATAAGTTGATCATCACTAAAGTTATCAACTTGTGTTATTGCGTGAGGAAATTTCTCTATAGCGATGTCCAATACAACAGGAAGCGGATCTTTAATAATGTAGATCATATCCGGATATCGTTGTATAAAATACAGTTGGGCTTTTCCGCACATTTCTGTTTGTTCTTTTAAAGAATCGACATCTAAATCAATAACCATTTTTAATTCGTTAAAGGATGGAGTATTGATGTGAATAATAGCTCTTGGATGTTTTTCCAAGATAGACAATCGTTCCTTTTCACTTATGTCATTAATCCAAGCCTGATGACTCATTTAACAATCCTGTACATATCAATTGCCTCTTGTGCAGGATTTTTAATCTTTGTGAAACAATTAGGATCAGCCATAATCGCATCAAGCTGGACACTTACATATGGATTTTCAATATATCGAATGTTATGAGGATCGATTTTAATCAATGCCCGTTGCATTTCTTCATTACCATCTGTTAATGCGTGGATAGTGTTTTTAGCATCAGCGGCTTCTTCCTTAGCACTATCACGATCTTTAACTACTGAATTGTGCTGAGATCTTGATACTGTATCTTTGATCGGCCTGGATGATTCATAATCACAATACCAAGTAGATTTACTATCATCATAGATAGTTTGAACGTCACTATATATAGATTTCATTATATTGTCATCCATTTTTTTCGATATTTCTTTCAGAAGACTAATCTGTTGATCAGTCGTTACTGATGTCTGCCAAGAAGAATTGTAGAGTGCATTTTTTATGTTTTTCATTTACTGATTCCTAGTGTCTTGACACGTAATAACATATCAAGACAAAATTGTCAAGGCATTCATAAGAGTTTCATTACCTCGAAACACACTTCGAAGAATCGGCATCGTCCGTTGATCCAGTTCTGCCATATTGGTATTTTGGAGGATTTCATATTTCAAATCCTCATCAATACGCCCAGAGACATTTCTCCAGGAGGCGATGCTGACAAATGGCATATTTTCACGTTTTGACATTGCAAGAATCATTTTAACGTAATGTTTCTGAGCAACTAAAGTTGGGTTCCGCAATTGTCCATATAGGGAATATACTTCTTGTGCATTCTTAGCCCTATTCAGATGTTCAAGCTCTACATCAGGTGGGACAGAATTCAAACTATTAATTCGATTGTTTTCAGATAGGTAATCCCTAACTAAATCTGGATGCGGATCCTTGATAATATTAATAATTTCGACCGGCTTGGACAATTCTCGGGCCAGCTTTTGAAGCCTGTAAGGAATAGTACGAAATGTTGCCACACAGTCAGTATTAGCCCTAATAGCTATCTCCATTAGGGTTTCATCAACTGCAATATTTTTATTAATTTTCATCGGCTGCATTTCGGCCAAAACTTTTTTTGCATCATAGCACGGACTATTAATCAACTTGTAGGCAGTTATACCTCCACGCCTTACAGCCAAGCATTGTATTTCTTGATTTGGGTTTTTAATATAACGAATAGAATTGAAATCAGCCTCAATAGCTGCTCGCTGAACAGCGATAGGAGCCGTTGAATAATCTCGAAGAAGAGAAGGATCTTTTTTAACTTTATCAATTAGCTTCACGTAAACCTCCTATCACTGTAGATGGTTTTACAATGAATTATAGTACCTGTCAATCCTTAAGAGTACTAAGCGCAATATGTAATGCGGATGTGTTTTTTAAACCAGATAGCTTGTTGGAGTTATGAATGAATAAAATTTCACCTATTTTTTTCTCAACTTCCGTTGGTTCTATCAATTTATTCAAAATTGAATTATAGGAAAATGCTGGAGAAATTCCTATACGTTCTCCTAAAATCTTTGATGCGTGTAGGGGTATTTTTGGAGTTCTTAGAATTGGTTCAACTACCTTGATGAAATCAACTTCATATGAAAGTGTGGATAAAATAATAGGTTGGAAATAGTCTTTAAAGATTCCAACTACTAGTGATATTTGCTCATCAAGTCCAATACCATCAAGTTCCACTATTAGATCTTGAACTTTTACAAATTTTTCAATTTCGTGTATATTAGAGGCAAGATTACTTGTCAGTGGTACAGTATTCTTAATTTCTCTAATTAAGTTTTTGCAGTCTGTTTTCATCAACTAACCAATATTATAGCAGTCCTCATTTCAGGCAGTAATCCCTTATGACTATTTAATCTTTTCACCTTACCAAAGACGGTTTCAAACATAGGCCAGGTAATTTTAGGAGATTTAAAAATTAAATTTGGATCGTGGGTTAATGCGTGGAGCCACATTTCTTCCGTGGGATTTACCACATATTTAATCACCCAAGGTAATACTTTGATGGCACGTATTGCAACGTAATGGTCAACCCCTTTAATATATTTCATTACTCTGGCATCGCTCAAGACCGCTGCCAGTTGCTGCTCCTTAGTAGGCCCACTGATAAATTTAATAACATATGGGTGACTGGGCAACAGCTCAATCAAAGGAGTATTTTCCTTGATAGCTTTTTTATACTCTTTGTATTGGCGAGTCCAAAAACTTTTACTACTATTGGCAGATTTCACGTCAACATTGCTCCAATGGATGTTACTACATTATGGTTACCAGTGTATATTTTTGACAAATATGGATACATTGTTATCAAGTTCACAATCTCATCTTCCGTGTAGTTGAAACTTTCCAACAGCCTACCATAAGTTATCCGATATTGGTTATAAAAGTCACTAGAAGGTAAAAGATTTGGATTTTGCTCTACCCTTGAAATTGAATTATTAATCACTTCCCAGTTATACAATGCCTTGATTATCTCATAACATTTATCAGCCCAAGGATCATTCCCTATCGTGATTGAATATAGCTTATACAGCCCATCATTAAGTTGTTCCTTATTGGCTCTATGAGCCCAATTTTTTTCATCCTTCATCAAGGATCCAATATTTCCCTTGATGTTGGTTAGTTGCTTATAAACATTTTTTAAATGTTGAATTTCAGATTCTTCATACAAACGATCAAAATGATCTTCCATCTGCTTCATCACTTCATCACAGAGAACCAACGCTTTAGTGTAATTCATCTAATTAATATCCAGGTGTTTTTTAAAGTTTCAGACATATTGGATATCAGCTCACCCAATTCTGGATCGTGCATAATTAAATCAAATTTGACCCATTCTGGTAAGCCACCTATCTCAAAAAGCATTATATCGTGTAGGCGACCACCGATAGAACCCATACCAGCTGGGGGTGGATTTCGTGGACCACTATTATTAATCCACCGAGCACTACCTATTAATTCAGACTTAGCTATCACTAATGCTTCAGCCAACAATTTAACGTGATCCTTTGACCACGTTTTATCATTCAGAAGAATGGCGATAGTCTTGAGGGCACCTGACTTAGACCCATCGTGTATTCTCTTTTTGATCGTTTTCAGTTTCATTTCAAAAGTGCCATCATAGTTTTAAACCCGTATCCTGGATTTCGATAAAATTTAGCATATTCTGGATACTTGAAGCAAATTTCTATCCAAAAATCATCATTTTCCACAAACTTACCCAATAGTGATAAAATAGACCGATTTTCAAAATCTTTAAATCCATCTTGATCTGAATTTCTTCTGTTGTAGGCCAATGTGTACATTAACAGCGACGGATCCTTGATCCAAGCCAAGTTATTGATATAATGACAAACTTCCATATCTTTTAGAATCAAATTAGGACGGGTCCTATATGCTTGGCCTACTGCCTCAATCGTACCACCAATGTCATTAGTCTGCAACTTGTCCAATTTAAGCAACAAATTTCCAAAACTCATCCAAAGATCTCCATCTATTCTGGTGGACATTATATGGAAATAGCCAATGTGTCAATCGTATAGCTTAGAGACTGTGATTAAGTATGGATTGTTACCACAATATCGAACACCCTGACTCATAACAAAAAGCCAAGCTTCCTCCCAAGTGTCTGTGATAGAAAGTATATCTTGAAATTTATCCTCATCATACCCTCTATCAATATATGATAACCAGGGTAAGACTAGACATTTACAATCCGTCGTTATATCAAGTTGAATTATATAGTAGAGGAGATCGTGATCAACACTGAAACCACGAACATTTAGTGAATCAAAAAAGGCTTCATAGAATTTATGTTTATGCATTCCATAGCTATTTACTTCCAGGGATTTATTTCATTATTGTCAAGTAAGAATGCAAAACAGGCATATGTTCTTTAATATAGGGCAAATTGTTAAGAGTAAATCCAACATCTGGATATCTATTGATGAATTCAATATGAAAGTCTTCATCATATAATGCCAAGGTAGATCCATAGAATTCACTTAATAGAGCGGATGAGTGGGACCAAAGGCCCTCCAGGATAGGATGCAGTGGAAAAGTATCAAGCACATATTGCTTAACGGATGGTTCGCGCACAAAAGCAACAAAGTGCCTGCATAGTTTATTGAAACAGCGAAACCATTCCTTGGCCTGGTTGGCGTTCTTTAACTTTTGATCGCTGTCAGAACTTTGATAGATAGAATTGTGTGGCGAATGGCCATAACGTCTAAAATCTGAAGCCCAGGAGAGTAGGGTAGGATTTTCAATCTCTAGTTCAAATACTTCCACGGATATCTATCTCCCATCTATCTAGATCTTTATAGATGATCTAGATACATCAGTCAAGCTATCTTGTCAATCTACAGATGGTTTCTAGATGTTCACAGTTACCAAAATATTCCGTACTGTCATCTGCATCACGTCTACATAATACCTGAGGCCATATGTCCAGCAAACTATCTGTAGTTTTTAATACCCTGTCCCATATTCTAGAATATGATTCTCGAAGATAGATGGATCTTTGATTCAAATCGTCCCAATTTTCTGAATAATTATAGCAGAAAGATAGTTTACTCAATATACTGTGGTAATCTGTAATTTCTAAATTGCGGGAAAACTTGACTAATATTTCCAACAAACCTAGGATCATTTGCTCATATCCTTCGTGGCAAGTATCCGTATATAGATCTTCAATCAATTTACTGGAAAATTTAAGATATATTCTCATAACATAATGTTAATGTAGGATCGTATTGGCCCACTTTCTCCCCGGTAGCTGTATTGTAAAATTGGATTTTTATCTAATAATTCCAAAATACAATCCATAGGGAGAAGTTTTTCACAATATTGCAGAAATCTATTTTGATCCGAGTCTGACATTATACGCATAAAATGCGCCATATAGATAATTTCCTGCTGTAAGGTAGGATCTTGAATTTGTGCGTGATTGCTTTTAGCTAAAGTCTCTAATGCAGATAACCACCGGGCGCCATATGTTTCATCATCCATTTGGGCGTGATGAATGTTGGCGTTTGTTTGTAGGAATTTTTCCATTGGGTTCACGTTTTTTCTCCCTATTATGGATTTATCATTTTTATAATTTTATTTCATCAAAGTTTCCAGGGATTTAATCTCTGGATCGTCTCCCAGGTAGGGGAAAAGCACAGGACTAACGTGTTGCCAATAGGTAGCCCATCCACCCAACCACGTATCCAGTATTTCGTAAATTTCCACCAATATAGTGTAGTAAGGTCCGGTTGGTCCACTGGACTTTAATTGTTCAGTCCAATAATTGATTTTAGTATGATTATTGAGAAGAAACTTAGCCTGATACCGATTGCTCTGCCCATTAGCAAACAGCACACTGGTCATCATATTATCTAATTGTTCCAAGATAGAAGATCCGCCACCACTACTAATGACCATTAGTTCTCCATATTTAAAACCTCTATCCACAAATCACCATACTGTTGAGTACCACAGGATCATCGCCCATATAGAGACTTGACAAATAAGGGCTGGCATCTTCCATAACTAACTGGATCCACACTTCGCTGAAAAATGGATCATAGGTAAAGTCCAGAATTTTACTAATAATATCAACAAATTTATGTTGGGACATTACACTGAGCTGTCCGCTCATACAAATATCCACCAGTGGCAAAAGGATTCGCCGAAACATTTCATACAAATCGTTTTGATATAATTCACCACCGCGATCTTCAATCAATGATAATGTTTTATCTGCCAAGTGAATCATTCGACTATCCCGAGTCCGATTGTCTGGATATTGGATAAAGATAAAATCATCCGCCTCACGGTATAGATAATATAATTCTTTCCTAATATCCACGTTATCCAATCCCTTTATCCACAAATCACTAAGCTGTTTTTCACCATTGGACTGTCGCCATAGTAGAGCTCTGACCAATATGTTCTATTATGATTGACGATTGCCTGGGTCCAAACATTGTCCCATTTGGGTTGACTTAAATGTCTACAAACACTATCCAGTTTAATGTGGAATGAGATTTCCCTACTGGCGTTCAGACGGTACTTCTGATATGAGTCCACGATAGGAACGAGTACCTGGTCAAATATCCGTTTGACTGTTTCTTCATCCAATTCTTCCTGATAGAAGATTAACAACAATCTAAGTCGTTCTATGACTTCGATGGCCATATTATCGCGATCACTACCTTGAAGGTAACTGGGGACGATATTGGCCTCAACGCTATTGACTAGATTGTCCAATTGAACCAATATGGTATCTTGACTAATATCAGTCATTTGATTAATTTCCTATATGTTTTATGAATATCAGTAAAATAAAAGCTTACACCACGGTGTATTGTGCTATCCGCCATACTGGAACGAACAACTGAGCATTGCTCTTCTTCACTCAATGATTGAAACCAAACACGAATCAAATGGGCAGTCTGGTCTTTGCTATTTTGCAACTTTTTAATCATCGCGTGGCCATTAAGGGACCCACGGCTACGCTCATCCTGATATCGGGAACTATCACGACGATGACCGTTCCAAATCTCATAAAATTGATCAACGAGAATTTTATCATCCATAGAATATTTCGCCACAAAATCCCAAACAAAAATATACCATACAGTGTATTAAAGCATAAGTCAAGGAAAGCGAAATTTTTCGCCCATCAAAAAAATCAACGACACAATAGACAAATTTCATACAAATGCTGACTATAACCCATATAGGGAGTACCTTGAAGAATAACATATGTCCAAGCTTCTTCCCAGGTATCCAGGATACTGAATATTTCTCCCGTACAGGATCGTTCACTACAATCAGGTCTATGACCCTGAACAGAACGAATCAAATGCTGGTAATCAGTAAAGAGAAAAACTAAAAATTGAATTTGTTCCTCCAAGGTAAATGTTCTATTTTCTAATATGTACTGGAGAGTAAAATTCGCATAAGTGTCCCGACGAGAAGCCAAGTTTTCCACTATATAGGATAAGTCATAGGCCTGCCAATCAGTCACGCCATAAATCCCGCTGCAAACTTCAATCGCTGATTATATCCTATATAGGAATAGAAACCTTCACTGATAATAGTTAGCCAAGCTTCTTCCCAGGTATCCATAATAAGAACGATTTTATCATCCAGAGTAGGATTCTGATAGAAATCTTCCCGGGGAGAAACACAAAACATAAAGTGTTCCAATACGTAACGTAATATAGCGAGTTGAGTCTCTGGAGTATATTGTACAGTGAGGAGATTCCTATATAGGACTTGACGACCCCAAGCGGAACCACTAGCAGTCAATATAGCTTTAAGAGAAGTGGGTGATTCATTCATAGCTATTCCTATACGGGAAAAACATCCTATAGTCAATAGCTGGCACCTAATCCCATTATGATATTCCTATATAAGAGATAATTATCGTAACAGTCTGATCACGTGATCCTATATAGTCCGATAGTCAGATAACTGCCACTATATAGTGGGACTATGGACACAGAATGGTACTATATGTTGTGGTATATCAATACTATGTAGATAATTTTTTAAAGGGGCTTGAGCCACGACATTAAGAAGAGTAAAAAAGCTAAGTATTTCACAGTAGTCTGATTAAGAAAGAAGCTTTAAAACAGTTTCACGATAGTGGCGAAGTTCCGTATCCAAGCATTCTGGTAGTGCTGATTGTCTGATTTGTTTGTTTTCCCGTAAGCCAGAGGAGGAGTTGTCCAGTCTCCTATATAGTAGGCCGACCAGGTGAAGTATCCATTCCTGAACTTCGTCTATTTCAGTATAATAGGATAAAAGCTTTCTAGCATAGCTGCGATGGTGTGACATACTAACGGTTATAATGTCCTGACTGCGTCTTTCCCTATATAGGGGACATTTAATGTTCTCTATTTCGTCATATATAAGAACACTATTGATGATTCTGACTATAGGATAACGTTCAGTCATTTTTTCTTTGGGACCCGCACCGTAATTATGTGTGGATAAAGGCTATTTGCCTCTAAGTCTGAATAGGACCAGTTCTTCTGGAAGAACTTGATTGGCCATTCATATTCTCCTATGGAGTAAACTTTACCAATGTGTCTTTGGAATATTTGTTTCATTTAATTATCCTATATAGGGTAAGTCTTACTGGGAGTCGTTCTTTATTACTGTATTGCCTTATGAAGTGTTCAGCCAAGTTGTGCCTTTGATGCATAGGGTTTTCCTTATTGACCTTATCCTGGACTATTATCATAGCTTGGACCACGAAATTATCCAATTCCTCCCTATTAGTCATATCGTCTTTGAGTTCGTGGAATAGGTCTAATATACCTTTTTCATCAAATTGGGGAAGGCGTTTGAGAATAATTTGCTGTTTTTCTGGATACTCTAAATTATATTTGATCATTCTGGTGCCCATCCGTTCAAGTATTCACCGTCACATAATATAGTTAGTATGGATAGTCTTATATTAGTCAGTTCTTCCGTAGGGCTATGTTTTATTATATTAGCTTGGAGATTATCCCTATATAGGAAACGAGTTATAATGTATCTGACTAGTGTTTCTTGCTTATCAGGTTCAGTTACATTTTGTAGCAGTTCGTCTATTTCCCTATTGGCGAATTCCATATAGATGAATAGGTTTATGTGGTCAGTTGCCATACGGTATTCCTTATTATGGTAGCTGTTTTGTCACTACATATAAAGTCTGGGTCTGGCTTTACAAAATCAACCAATGCGCCATTACGATATTTTGCAAGTGTGTTTATTAACCATACTTGCACTTCAAATTCTTTCAATAATGATTCGTCCTGCATTAAATCATATATAGTGCTTAATATGACCATAGGGCTATATGTGCGGGCGGTTATTTCTAGGGATTCGCGGTTTTCTTCATCCAGAATTAAGCTATGATCCCGACGTAATTCATCCCACCAAATGCTCATTTGATTATCGACCATAGTGTGTTTCTAAGCTCTTCAGTTTCGCCATAGGAGTATTGCTTGATGAAGAATTCGACCATAGTATGGCGGCTTTTGAATTGACTTTGCTGATAGCTGGGTGATTCACTTTTTACCATCTGATTGGCTAAATTCATAAGCCAGGGTTGAATGCTCATATCAGTCAAATTACTGAACATATGGGCCATAAGCTTATATTGATCCGTGAAGGGACAATGTAGGAATCGTTCAGCAAAATGTTCCTGCTTATCAGTATCCTGTATAAAACTTGGATCATTAATCCAAGCCATCAAAATATGTCCTTCTAGCGAATCATTTGCCATATAGTCATCCTCAGTTGTTTTAGTTCTTCCGTGGGAGAAAGTTGGTCAATAAATTTTTCAATTATTCTGGGCTCATTAAAACTTGCCTTTAGAATGTGGACAATACCTTCCTGTATGTTTGGATCAGTCAATTCCATTACCGTCTGAAGACTGATTGTGGACGGATATTCTTTATTAAATTCCCACGTGAAACCATTGTAGAAAAGTATTTTGTTTGCATCTTCCTCATTCATTTCAAGAAATTCCATATGTTGTGGCGAGCGGTTTTTAAATATGGGTTTTTTGTCATTTTGACAAATACTTCGTACAAACCTGAATTGTGTTTGTCCAGTATAATCCTAATCAATGGCTCCTGCAAATCCAAATCAGTCACGTGTTCTCTTGCATTGTCAATTATATTAAGATATTCGTGACCATTGGCCATTGAAAGAATCTGACTTAAAAGTTTCCAACTTCCTTCTACTCGGAAAAAACGGTTAATCGTTTCCGTGCTGACAAAATCGTTTAAACAAATGTGATGGGCCATAAACCAAATTATGTTCTTTCCCACATACTCATCTGGGTAGAGCCATTCGTGTTCTGTCTGGGGGCAATCTATAACCTCCCCAGCTACATCAACTTGGGTGAATATGGGTTCATACGTCTCCATTGAGGCTCTTCCGTGGAGACGTGTCCATCCGTGGAGGCCCTTCCGTGGAGGAGCCCGCCTCCGTGGGCGGCCAGCTGGCATTATTAATTATATTGGAAACCCAAGTATTGATTTTGCGTCCTGAAGACCGAGCTGAGTTTAAAGACACTTTTCTTATAATTTTCTCAGCATCACTTTTTCTAATCATATCAGTCAACCATTCATATAAAAATACACCAATCATTACAGCTTCCTATATAGGAAAATGATTTGTGTGTCAATGACTGTATTGACTGATTTAAATGTAGATTTGTTTTTGCGACGAAAATTAAGTCAGACTGGTGGCGACTTTATTCTTTATTTTCAAAATAATAAAAGGTGAAAATCTATTTGACAGACTTCAAAGGTTGCCATATATTGTAGGAGTCATAGCTAAACATTACCTTTTAAGGAAAAATGATAGCGTCAAGTGTGACAACCTCCTTGCTAAGGAGCCCCAGAGGACATTCGTTCTTCTGGGGCTTTCCTTTTCAACATCCCAAGCAGGAAGTGGGCCAGAGCTTCGCTGGCCGAAAATAATTAATTAATTACAAGTCAGTCAAGGGGCGATCGGGCGATCGGGCGGTGGTTAACTATAGGGGCGGTCCTTAACGTTAATAGTTAACGTTTACTATTAACCAATATAGTTAATCAGACCACGGTCTGTGTTAACCCTGTTCATTAGCGTTAACCAATATAGTTAATCAGACCATACCAATCCTTAATGCCAATAGTTAACGAGCCCAGATTGAGCTCATTGGTCCAGCCTAGCAGGATTTTTCTGGAAGTCAAGCCGGTTTTTTGTTAACGTTACTTATTAACGTTAACAATCAGGATTAAAGGTTAACGTTAACAAATATAGTTAATCTGATCAGGAAAAAATTAGAGGCAGAACTTTGCTGGATTGACCCATTCGCCTTTGATGCCCACATATGCTTTAGGATATTGCATCATAAGCTCAAGGCTGTATTGCTCGTCAAACTCGTAAAGGAGTTCCAGCAGAGCATCGTGGGATCTAATGTGACTTGATATCGCTCCATCACGTTCCAGACAGAGGTTTTTAGCAGCACCAAGAACTTCAACGTAGTTAGTGATTATCACGCCCGTCATTATGAGATAGGTTTTGAAATCAACGTAGTCTTTGTGATCCCCATACCAATCAATTATTTGAATCATATGAGGCATCAGCTTTGCTACGGTATAGCGAAATCTTTGGTCATTTAATGACTCGCGGTAATAGCGGCCAACTATCTGATCAAGATCCTTCCAGGCTAACTCAACTATATCTTGCGTCATATAACGATCCTGGTCCAGAGCGCCCAATCCTCTTCTACAATAGAGAAGGCAAGAGGTTGTTTCATCATAAGCTGATGCGCTCTGTCAGAGTCGAATTCGTAGAGCTTTTTCAGGAAACGGGGATAGTTGGGCGGCTGCCGCCCTGGGGCTTTAAATTGAGCCGCCTTGTAGATTTCAAGGTGGTCAGTCAACTCAATGCAAAACCATTCGCACATATCCCAAAATTTCTTTGACCATATGTGATGCTGGCGGGGAGAAACCTTTTTGAGGTTCTCCCACTGGCTCATAGCCCGTTCCAGAATTTGAACTTGACCCCAGAGCTGTCGTCGCTTCCAGGATTGCTGGTTTTGCGTCAACAGCATTGAGATGATTTTGTCTGCTTTCATCGCATAACAATCGCAGCAGATTGATAATGCGGAGGCAGGAACGATACTAATGAGGGCTGATGCTTTGCATCCGAATGTTGGTACACGTACCACATCTGTTCATATAGCGAATGCTTGTCTAAGAGCGTCAGAACCCAAACTAGCATTGCAGTGGGGCCCATATACTTCTCACGCGAAACCGTCTGTCCGAGCGTGTCTACCAGCACGGTAAAATTTTCATCAGTATCCGGATCAATGTTGAGCGATTTCATAAAGTTGATAAGATTATCAAACTTGCGCCCTATCATAGGGTAAGGATCGCCACCGTGACGCTTGTCAGAAGCTTTCAGACGAGCGAAAATGTCGTCTTGTAAGCCTTGCATACGCTCAAACAATCTGTCCTTGTTCATCTTAGCTAACTAGCTTCCTATACGTTGCTACTTCAGAGCACCAATACTCTGGGTAAATTTCTTCGTGAAATTCCATCTGGCAGTTTGACAGACCCCTGTCAAGGCAAAAAATTGCCAGACATTGGGTGCCTTCTATATTACAGTAGGAAGAAACAACACTGATAAACTCGACAAAGTCTTCACATTCGTCAAGTTCGCGCCATACGGAATGGTCTGGATCAAGAACTGTAACACAGTGGTCAATCAGGCCTAGAAGCTCATTGATTGATTCAGACGATGTTGCCTGGTAGCCATTAGGTAAATGATCATACCAATCATTGATCATATCAATCGTCTGAGGGTTCATCGGATCAACACCATCAGATTGCGAGCTTCTTCTTGTAATTTTTGAAACTCATATTTGCTAAAGGCTTGGTGCCACTTACATACCAGATTATAATGTAAATTGTAGAAACCAAGATATCCTAAATCGACGATAAACTCTTTCGCCGAGCGGTGATCGCTCTGAGCACAAATTTTATCAACATAATCTAAAATGAATGGGCTTTGGTCAAATATTGCAGTATGGTCTGCATCAGGAAACACCGCAGCAGCATCACCAACCATTAGCTGGAATAAAATGCTTACATTGCAGTTAATAGTTTCGCTGTTTTGAATTTCACGATGTGTGCGCTTGTGAAGCAAGCTTCTATGCACAATGAGCTGTATTTGTCCCGGGGTCACGACATCACCTTTAGATAGCTTTCTACCTCAGGAAACACTGTACTGCGATCTGATACTTTGTCAAAGAAATGTTTATATGACTCAGCTACTCGCATTTGGCAAACACGCATTTCAGAATCAAACATATATTGGCACAAGGTATCTTGTGCAAAATTGCCCCCACAAAGAGTGGCTAGGTTGACCATCAGTTCTGCCATATATGTGGAATCATCCACCTCAGCATCACTATACATAATGCCCTTGTCGATCTGCAGAGCTTGGAGCGGACAATAAATGTCTGAGTCGATCTGCTCTGTTGCCCAGATGATGCCTTCAGCATCGTAACAGAGTCGGCTACTGTCATCTTGGAGTTTGATGTCAGCCTTAACATCGCGATACACCCGCGAGTTCAAAACATAATCATCAACCAAGCTAGTAGCCAATTCAACCTCCATTTGATATTGCGACGAATAACACATACGAAGGAAGAGTCAATAGATAAATAGGTATGAAATGCCCTTCGCGATGCGTCAACATCCAAGGGCCCTAATGCTTTAGGGAGCATCAGCTATGAATATTTATATACCATATTTCTATATAATCGGTTGGTCTGATCTAGACCGCTGGTATGTTGGTTGTCGAATTACTAACGGTAAGCAGAAAGCTAACCCGAAAGATTTAATGACTACTTATTTTACATCGTCTACTTATGTCCACAATATGATTGAGCAGTATGGTTTACCTGACGTAAAATGGTCATTTCCTTGCGCCACTGCTGAAGAAGCTTTACATAATGAGCTCCGAGTAATGACTGAATTTTATAATTTTCTATCAGATCAACGATGGTTAAATAAAAATGTCAGCGGAGCCATTATCCAAAATAATGAAATTAGAAATAAAATATCAAAAGCAAAACGAGGAAAGCCAGCACATAATAAAGGCCAGTCTAAAGGAAAAGGAAACGGTGGCTATACGAGAGGGGCTATGGATGATGATCATAAATCTAAAATTTCCAAAGCAATGGCTGGTAGAACATTGTCGTCAAATCACAAAGAAAAACTTAGGGACCGATATAGAACGTTCTTTTATAATGGTCAATACTTGACCAAGACTGAATTAGCAGTAGCCACTGGGTTAACGATTCATCAAATCGAATACAGAAAAAAGATGGGGCAGGATTTTGTCCCACCCCATCACACTCGCACAAGCTAAGGAGGCTTACTTGCGATTCGGATTCACATTCCAAGCAGCCGTGTAGCCTGACCAGTATTCATTACCAACCTGGAGAGGCTTGAAGCTGGTAGCAGCCTGACCATCACGGTAGCCTTCCTGATACTTGGCTGACTGATTAGAAGTAGCAGCCGGCGAAGCGATTGTGGTGCTTACCTGAGCAAGCGGTGCAGTGGTGCGGGTAAAGCCAAGATCACCGCGGGTCTGTCCCTTGCGGTTCTTACCCGAGCGGCGGAAGCCGAACTGATCATAGCCGTGAGCATCGAACACCAGCTTGGCGGGAACAATAAAGCCCAGCGAGTCGGTGTAGGTGGCAGGCGATGAGACAGTGCCGTTCTGATTACGGTTCTGCTCAATGATCGCCTCTTCAGCAGCCGTAAAGCCGAGGCGCCCAAAACCAACGCGCTTTTCCTTCTTGAAACGCATCAGGTCAGTATAGCGGCCCTCGTTGAACATCTGACGGGCAATGCCTGCGTTGCCGCCGGCAGCCGGGACAGCCGTCATCACCGCAGTCGGTCGGGGACGACCTTCGTAGCCGGCCATATAAAGTTCATAGCTGGTGCTGCTATTGAAGCTGACCGACGTGAGCGGATCACCGCTACCGCGCTCGTCATTACGAGCGGCGTGCTTCTGGCCGAGTTCGTAGAACTTACCAGCTTGGATCATCGACTGATCGGATTCAGCCTTTGGAGCAGCAGGAGCAGCCTTCGGTGCCGGCTTGTAGACCACATTGTCTTCAGCGTAGGACTTCTTGGCCGTAGGAGCGATCTTGCTCTTGTCCAGCTGGCCGACCACTTCAAATTCGCAAACGCGCATCTTGGTGTTCTTGTAATCGTGCGGTACAGCGACCACATCACGCGGGTTGACCTTGACAATCACCCAGTGCGAACGGCTGCCGCCGTAGCCGTGCGATTCAGGGCCGTGGATGTAGCCGAGAGCGCAAACGTGCAGACCCTTGGAACAGGTGTTGTTCGGATCTTCATCGACCAGGTTGCGGTCTTCCTTACAAACGGCGCCGACGCTATTGTCGAACGTACCAGTGCGGTGATCCTTGTAGTCCAGCGTAACAGAGCGGTAAGCGATAAAGCAGCCGTCTTCCGTGATCGGCATCTCATTGGCTTCGAGGAACTTGAAGCATTCCTGCGTGGCGCGATAGCTGGGGTTGGCGAACAGATTGGCGGTGAACTTCTCGAGCGGCGAGAGGTCGAAACCTTCAGTATTGAGTCGGATAATGTACTGCGCCATCACCGCCGGCAACTGGCGGCCGTTGTAAGTAACGACGTTGCCGTTAATGCTGAATGCCGTGTCGGCAACTGCGGCGCGAACGTGCATAGCGCGGTCCAGACGAAGTTCAGCCTGGGCGTGATCGCCTGACTTGAGCAGAGCAAGGATATCGTCGAAATCCTTGTGATCATTTGTGAGCGTAAACACTCGGGAGTCGGTGGTGACTACAAGGCTACCGATAGCCTTTTCCGTGCCACCCGAAAAAGAAACTGCAAGAATTGTCATTCAAAACCTCCTTAGTTGGTGCTACCGTAATACGGCATTTTGTTTAATGCGTCAATCAAATTGTGACAGGCTGGGTGTTTCTTTTCCAGCCCATCGTTTCGCCAATATGGTTCACAACTTCTTCCTCGGAATAGTCATCAACCATTGCAAAGACATAAGGCATCTTTGCCAGCATATTATCAAAGCTCGGTACAGTGACGTTGCGCGTATTGACACCAAGCTCTGTGAACATTTCGAAGATGGTCTTGCCTTTGATCAGCTTGCACATCTTCTCAAGGCTGCTATCCGGCTTGTGGGTTTCGAGATCCTTCTTTGCCTGTTCATAATCGGACAAATTGAACTCTTTGGCCCAAAAGTCAAGAGCAGATGCTGTCCGCCAGCTGCCGCCCGAGCGAGCAAATGGTGCCTTGATATCCTCAAGGCTGCGGGAAACATAATTCTGCCCAGCTTCACGAACCTTGTCGTCAAGCATTTCAGCCAGCTTGGCAGATGTTTCGATCAAAACTGCCGAAGGATTGGCCTTTTCAATCTTCTTGATCATTGCTTCTGTGAGGAAGTAAAAGCTAACATTCGGGATCCAAGTCCTAGCCACTGCAATGAATGACGCATCCTTGTTAAAGTCCGTAGTGCGGCCAAACACTTCACTACGCTGGCGGCCATCGGTCTGGAAATAGTAGATCTCATTAGGTAGTGAACCGAGATCCATTTCCTTGCGGACAACTTCATTCCAAGTGCTGGTGTGGTACATATAATACTTGCGCTCAGCAGCCGCAGCCCTCGGTGCCTTCTCGAAATGCACGGTGGAAGCATCGTGGATGTTGTTGAAGTCCTGAAGACGCTCCTTGATTGCGGCCATCACATCAGTGATCTTACCGGGCTCGACTTTGACCAGGATGATCTTGTCAGTATCGCTGTAACGCATCCAAGGGGCAATACGACGAACTGAAGCTTCGTCAGCGACCACAATCGGACGCGGCTTGTTGAAGCGATCAAAATTCCAAGCATTCTGATAACTCCAGCGATCTTCATCCTTCTTAACTCGACCACTATCGTGCAGTGACCATTCACCAAAGCGGGTGATGCCTTCGACCATTTCCGGCGTAAGGGTAGGCTGCTTGATCGGCGAATTAGGATCCATTGGATCTTCAGGAGCCGGCTTGGGAGCAATACGGATAGTGAACGTATTGTCGTCAAACTTCTTTCCATTGAACGTGATCTTGGATTTGGAGAAGCCGATGCTGCGGAGCAGATCAATATCATACTTGACCACTTCAGCAATGAAGTCCCAATAATACGTGTGGCCTTGGGCATCGATCAGATCCTGGATAATGCTCTCAGCCTGGTCGTTAATGGTCTTCAACTTGTCCTTGACAAATCTGCGAGTGCGCTCAGTCATCTTGATCTGTTCACGGTTCGGAGTGATATCAACATCGCCAATCTCTGCCTTGATGAACAGAGTGTGGTGGTTACTGTAATAGGAACGCAGGCCAGTCAGCTGTTCGTCCAGCGGATAAGCAATGCCGCCCATCTCGATATAAGAAGCCTTATTGAAAATGCTCTGACAACGGCAAACGAACCAGTCGTCAGCTTCCAGAAGCTTGTCAAATTCCGGAATGGCCAGTTCCACGCCAGCAATTTCAGGCTTGACCTTATAAAAGGCAAACGTTTTCTGGATAGCGATTGAAAACTTCTGATAGTCTTCGCTCTTGACCGGAATGCTGACTTCCACGCCATTTGGCTCGTCAGTCTCAGTCTCAGCCATCAAGCTGATCTCAGGCAGGCCACTTTCGCCAATCTGGTAAACATAAACGCGGCGGACGCTGTCCATATAGCAGGAAATCATAAAGCTGGAGGCATAGCTGAACACACTCTTGATGCCAAGTCCAAAGCCGCCAATTTCGTCGTTGTTTTCCGCCTTCGTAGAATCGAAATAGCGGTTAACCCGAGTCATCATAAACTCGTGTGACATACTTGTGCCGTAGTCGCGGACACAGAAACGAGGATCAAGTCCGTTAGGGACCTGCACTTTGAAGGGCTTCTCGGGGCAACCAGCAGCCTTGTGGCTATCCCAAGCGTTAGCAGCAATCTCGCGCACGATGGCAAACTCAGCATCGCTGTAGAGGCCCGAGCTAAGGATTTCAAAAGCCTTCGCACTGGCCTGGATCGAGGCAACTGCCGTTTCCTTGCGTCCAACATTGAACGTGGGAACCTTCTGCTCTTCAATCTTCATTTCTAATCCCTTGTTGAATGGTTTACCCCGCCCTTATACAGGACGGGGCACCAATTGCAAGCCTTAAATTGAACTATTTTTACTGTGCTGTCGGGATAAGCGACAACGGGTTGATGGTCTGAATCACCACCGGTTGCGGCCTAGGCTTACGCTTTGGCGGAGCCTTCACGGTAGCAGCCGGAGCAGGAGCCTTCACAATACCAGCCACTTCCTTCTTCACATAATCAATAACATCAGGGACGCTATAGCGAGTGATCAAGTAGCTGAGCAGCGGGGCCTTGTCACGGAGGTCGATCGCGAACTGGTTACTGGTCGGCTTGGCCGGCTTGAGGTTGTGCTTCTTCACATATTCCTTGATGGTCATCTTGTGAACCTGGCGGAACAGCTGGTCATTAGCCGAGGCACGGTAAGAGGATGATGACGGGTCGTTCAGCTTGAGGAGAAGCTGATACTCGTCCTCCATACCGCATTCGCGGGCCCAACGCTTCACTGCCTTGTAGAACGTGGAGATGCTAATCTCAGGGTTCTTTTCCTGCAACGGCTTCAGGTATTCCTTCAGCGTCATTGTAGGACGTTCAGCAGCAAATTCAACGGCGACCTGATGGAGCAGTTCTTCGAAAGTGGTAACAAAGTCCACCAGCTTGAATCCTGCAGCTTCCAGTTCCTTGACCTGGGATTCAAGGAAAGCATATACAACCTTCTCGCCGTTCAGCTTGGCCAGGATCTCATCATAGGTCTCGTCATAACAGCTACTCAAGATTTCCTGAATTCGCGTCGACTCGCGGTTGTAATGGTAATTCCTAAGGTTATTTGCCTTAGGCTTATACGTGCCATAATAAATGGTCTTCTTCTTGCTGAAGTCCTTGATATTGAACTCCTTCTTATTACCTTCATTATAATAACGTGAGTTACCATCCTTCAGGTCATAAGTATAGTAGTCATTTTCCGGCTTGGCTGCCTTGATCCCAGCTTTGAAATCATCCCAATTGTAAATGTTATCAGCAAAGTCCGGGAAGGTTTTATTGAGACCGGCAATAACATCGGCCTGATCAGCAGCCTTGACGTCGAGCAGATAAAGCACCTTCTTTGTCTGATTGATCAACTTACGAGCGCCGGCTTGGTTCAGTTTCGCCGTCCAACCAGGAGTGCCAATAATGATACCAACGCTTTCCGAATGCCGGGCTGAGATTTGGATGCCATAATGAGCCATCCGATGCTCATCCATACGAATCTCGCCATACTGCTCTTGCAAGGTGTGACCTTTTACCACCTTGTCAGCAGCCGGGCTCTTTTCAGTATAACGGAACTCGCCGACCATAATCTGATAGCCCTTATACTTGAGCTTCTTCAGATCAACCTTGCGGCTCTCGAAGAAGTAGGACTGGTCGTGGATACGGCGCACCGTATCGCCGCGCAGGACTTCCCAAAGCGTACCAGTTTCCTTATCCAGCCAGCCTTGGATAGTGGCCATCAATTCTTCAGTTACCGTTTCTTCAAACTTGGTGATTCGGGCCTTGGATCGATCGGTCAGCTTGATCTGCTCGCGGTTCGGAGTGATGTCAATCTCACCAATGCCGGCGCTATAGACCATAATCATATCTGCGCCGCGGCCGCGGCGATGGTGGCGGTAGTGGCGAGATTCGTCGTAAGGATTGTTTTCTTCAATGACCGGATAGATCACATTGCCCATCTCGACATAGTTTTCATTCTTGAGGCGGCCAGGATTCTGGTAAATCTTCCAGCCAGTGCCTTGGAACAAAGGCTTAATGTCGAACGCGGAAGCATCAACGCCGCTGATGTTGGGCTTGGGTTCGTAGAACGTCAGAGCTTCGATAGCTTCTTCGCGGAAGCGGTCATAGTCCTTGTCCATAACCGGAATGCTGAGCTCAACACCGCGAGGCTCAGTCGACGGAGTTTCAGCCAGGAAGCTGATCTCAGGAAGTCCGCTGGCGCCGATCTGGAAAGCGTAGACACGGCGTGTCGTGCCGTCGAATGTGACGATCATATAGCTGGAAGTATAGCTGAAGCCTGACTTGATGCCGAGACCGAAGCCGCCGATTTCTTCATTACTGTCGTTCTTGGTAGAATCGAAGTAAGTGTTCAGGCGAGTCATCACGAATTGATGATCCATACCTACACCGTAGTCACGAACCTTGAAGCTAGGGTCCAGCTTATTGGGCAGCTGAATGTCAAACGGCTTCTCAGGGCAGCCAGCAGCCTTGTGCGAGTCCTTCGCATTTGCAGAAAGCTCACGGATGATTGCGAGAATGTTGTTGGAATAAAGGCTTGAGCTCAGGATCTCAAACGCTTTGGCACTTGCTTGGATCTTGGCAACGGAAACTTCCTTCTGACCAAGCGAGAAAGTCTCAACGCCTGCTTCTTCAATCTTCATTACTAATCCTTTGTTTAGCGTGGAATACCTTGCCCTTATAGCAGGGCAGAAATGTCAGTCAACAGTTTTTTTGCGAGCAAGTTCGACAGCGTGATTGATGATGTCAGCATCCTTCAGCTTTGCAAAGCCTTCCTTGCCTAGGGAATTATACAGACTATCAGCAGCCGCTTCCAGCAAAGCATAGTCTGCTTTGAGTTGAGCAACACGAGTGTCGCAATGGCGGGCTTGATCCAAGCGTTTACGGAACCACATCTCTTCCAGGGTAACTGTAGGCTTGGAGAGATCCATCCAAAAATACATTGAGCCCATCAGCACAAAAGCAATACCAGACATCGTGATGACATAGTTCATCATCAATGGTGCTGCACCTAGGACCAAATAGTATCCAAATGCGAAAGTTATCGCCGCGCCGATCAAACCCAGTCCGAGAGCGAACATCGTTCTCATAAGGAAAGGATGTTTGTACACCTTGACCGGTGGCAGCTCAGGGGCTGGAATTGGCGGGCTGGGGACGATTTCCATCAGTTCCATCCCCAATCATCATCGCGATCACGACCTTCAAATGAGTCGCGGCGATATTTGCCACGAGCGCGCTTGTCACGACGGGAACGCTTACTATCCCGGTATTCATCACCCAGGCTGTAATCTTCCTCATCGTACTGGCGATAATTGTACTTCATATTTCCTTTCCTTGTAGCAATATCACGGCTGATATAATATTTTGAATCCTATGTCAACACCGTAAAATCAGCCACTTCCTTCCAGCCTTTGCCGTAAATGGACGAAAGCTTGACGGCAGTGCGCAAGCTAAGCTCGCGAATGTCCTTCAAGTTGCGACGCATATAACGGAGGATATCCGAAGTTTTCTTTGCATCACCCAGCATACCAGTAGTTTCGGAAACGTGCTGGATCCAAGTCATACAGTCTTCACGACCCTCAAAGCCGAGATCGAAATAGAAGCAGCGGCTCACCAATGCCTTGAAATGGGGAGCCATCTTGCCCTTGCAATTTTCCATATCCTGGTTTGTGATCAAGATAATTGCACCATTGAAATTGAAATGCTGAGGGATGCCTGCTTTACGCAATGCAGCATTCTGAGTCATATACGACACGTGACGCTGACTGCCAGTATCAAGCGCCGCCTTGAGAATGTTGATAGCATCGAGCGTATCAAGCACAGTGTCGATATCATCAAGCACTAAGGTGTTAGCCTCTTGGCGATTACGCCACAGCGCTTGCACTAGCCCTACGGTCGTCATATGCCCGGCACAAACCTCAATCTCAGCCTGGATGCCAGCTAGGGGAGCGACATAGAGCTGATAATCCTTGAGGGTTTTGAGGACGTTGAAGGTTTTACCAATGCCAGCAGGACCAGTAATGATGAGCCCGCGGAGGTTACCGGAGGCAACTTTGCCAACGATATCCTCCATCACATTGAACTGCGCCTTTAAACGTTCGAGGGTGCTCATAAAATCTCCTTGTTCAAGAGTTATAAGCTAATTCGAAGCAGAGTCAATCCTAATTTGTTTTTGCGACGAAAAAACCTTCTGATTTTTGTTAACGTTAATTAGTAAAGTTAACAGATGGATGATCAGAAAAAAAGGAGGGCGTTAACCCTCCTTTTTAATTGTTATACTGCTGGAGTCGAAGACGGCGCCATCTCAGCAGTAGCCGATGCCAGGTCCCAGAGCTTGCGGTTGAACTGGAGGCTACGGTGAATGCCCCGGATGCCACGAGTGGTGCCGCGCTTGTGCTTACCACCAGTGCGCTGGTAAACAATGCCGCCCTCCGTGAGATTCTTCTGGATCCGGAGAAAGGTGTTCCAGAGGCTGGCGCCTTCATCGTAACGAGTAGTCGCGCGCAGGACTTCGTGCTCAGTAATCGGAGGGACGCGATCGCCATAGTGGAGAGTCAGTGCCTGCTTGGCAAGGAGTTCCTGCTCCTTCTCCGTGAGGTCAATACCCAGCCACTTGTCCATAGCTTCCTTGAGGACAGGGGTCTTGGCCAGCACATCATTTGCACCTTCAACCACTTTTTCAGCAGTGTCCTTGGCGCTATGAGTGACCTTCTGGCCGGCAATCGTCGCATCACCTACCGACAGCTGGGTCTGGCAAAGCGAGCGGAACATACCGAACATCAGGCGATAGCTCGAGGAGCCATCGTGGCTGTTAGTGAGGATCACTTCAGGGAAGCAATCATTGATGCTGTGGACGCCGTCTTTACGGAGGCGCAGCACGTGGCGAGTGAAGAGCAGCTTGTCTGCAGAGCGGCTCCGCTGCTGCCCTGCAAGGACAACCTTGAAGCCATCAGCCATCATAGCTTCCACGACCTCGACAGTGGGCGCCACATTGTAACGCTCGCTACGGCTTTCGTGAGCGTGAAGGTTGAACACTGAGGGGGCGGCTTCGCGGATCTGGTCGATCGTGAGGCCGGTCTTGACTGCGGTAACGAAATTCATACGTGCCATTTCAATTACTCCTTGCTTGCTATGCCACCCGTCTATTTGTTTTTGCTACGAGCGTCAACAAAAATCAGAAACAAAATTTCAAAGCCAGCACATCAGCAGGGCCAGCCTTGATGATGAGTGCGACATATTCCTCGTTACCGAGGTGGGGCCGTTTCTCTGCTATCTCTGCAACAGAGTAACCATTTTGAATAAGGTGCTGCATCCAGGCTTGTTTGGTTTTAGTGTTAGAGGAGCGATCCAGATAAGCTATCTGGAAGCCAGGGCGCTTGGGGTCGTTGTTGACGGAGTCATAAATTTCTTCCACAGAGTGGTAAATTTTCACATTGATATTCCGATTGTATTTCTTCATATCAATCCTCCATCAAAATATAATGCGCCTTTCTAGCATCTGATTCAGGCACGTCAATGATTAATTCAATGAAGGGCCAAATTACCTCAAGGTCAATAGTTTTAGAATGGCGGTAGTAATAGTTACCATAATACTCGTTATCTGTCCATTCCTTTTCTACCTCAAGCCCGGGCGCATATTTAATAGCCGCAAACTCCTGGTCAGATACATTGTCTGTGAATAGATTCAAGAAATCCCAGATGGCATCGTCAATTTTGGGTTCTTCATCCGGGTAGATTTCAGTGGCCTCGTCACCCCAGCAATTGCCACCATCCATCCCACCGGAGCACCATTCTAGGAATGGTCTCCGGTGTTCGTATTTCTCAAGGAATTCTTCCTTGGTCATTCGTAACCAAACTTGAATGTGGGCGTGATTACGAAATCCCGAATGTCCTTGTCCATAATGATTGCAGTAGTCTCGAAACCATCAGGCAATTCCATCACCAGCAATTCCCTAGGGGAACGCCCAAACTGTTGCACGTGGCCCTTGACTGCATACTTGGATCCAAGAGATTGCTGGAGGAAATCAATCCACAGGGTGCCTGCGTGACTGATCCGCTCAATGCGGCCCAGCTTGAACCGGTTGTCCAAAACCCAAGTGCCTACTTGGATTTCACGACCATATGCGTCTTCAACATACGCTGGCGGGAGTTCGACTCGTTCCTTCTTTTCAAAGGATTTGACGCTAGGCCCGGCGTAATTGATCAAGAAATCGTGATGCTTGCCTTCACCAATAACCTTGTCATCAACGTGGCGAGTGAACTTGAACTTCCAAGTTTTCTTGTCGTCCCAGACGACTTCCAGCTTGCAATCCCAATCCAACATAACGCTGCCACGATACCCAGTAGTATCTGACCTGAAAATATCAGCAGGGTTAGACACGCGAGCAATCGATCCGGCGCGGGCACCGTGGTTGAAACGAATGTGAATAGTGTTGCTGGGATCAGACAATATGGCTTTGAGCTCATTGATTGCCTGATATTCAGCATACGAGTTGAGACTAAACCGATCAAAATCTGAGAGGATAGGGGCGCGTCCGAGCTTCCTTTCCAGCGACTTATATCCGAAATAATCTGGATCTAAAATGTTACTCCCAGTCTTAGTCAAAATTTTAAGACTGTATTCTTTATTATCCATTGATGTGCGCCTCCTACGCATCTTCTACATAGCAGATGCCAACGACGAGTCAATGAGTATTTTAGGGCGAGTTGTGCATTTCTGTGGATAAAGCACAAGCCAAAACGATGGGGCCGACAGTTACCTGCCAGCCCCATCCACGCTAACTTGCGCACGGGAAAGCCCCTATGGAGAGCCCGTTAGAGCTTTTCGTAGAGGATCGTGGTACCGTATGGGCCCTCGTAGTCACTGCCCTTCACGAGCCAAATCGTGTTAGGGCTCTTCTCCTCACCCGGACCCCAGTGCTCTGGACCACCAATGTAGCCGTCCGTGAACATAATCACAGTACCGACCGTATCGTACCAATCCTGCTTCATAGCCCAGTTCCACCACGCCATAGGGGTGGTACCGCCACCGCCCTTGGGTTCGTAGTTATCCAGGTCTTCCTCACTCTCCAGCGTTGCGGGCGCGTGGAGAGCGCTATCGAAGCAAGCGATGTGGATCTTGAAGTTAGTGAACTGTCCCATAATGGACTTAATTTCCCCAAGGAAAACAGCCGCTTCTTCGTCGCTAATGGATCCGCTCATATCGATCGCAATGCCAATCTCCACGGAGTCATCATAGTCCAAGCTGGGCATAGTAATGCCGTTAGCGAACACCCGCTTGTTCGGAATGCGCCAGGTGTAGTCCGAACGCACGAGCGACTTGATGACAGTCTCGATATATTCGTTCCACTTAACCTTGGGCTCAGTGATCTTCTTGATCAGTCGCTCAAAGCCGGCCGGAATGTTACCAGCGTCCTTGCAGTTTTGGGCAGCCTGGACCATATTCTCTTCCCACTGGTCCTTGAGGTCCTGAAGCTCTTCAGGGCTCAGGGCATCAGCCGGGTCGCCGCCGCCATTAGGATCCTGGCCCTGGCCATCACCCTCGCCAGGGAAGCCAGGTTGGCCAGCGTGAACGTCCAGCGTGGACTTACCTTTGGTCTTGTCCGGATTCTTGAGCAGGTCGTCATAAATCTCTTCTGCCGACCAACCGCTGTATTTCTTGTCATACAGACCAATTTTGGGCATAGTGAGCTTCGCCTCAACGAGCATCGCGTTGATGGCGTAGTCTGCCGCCTGGTTCCAGATTTCAGGATCGCGGTCGATTCGGCGGCCCAAGTGACCAAGGGCACAGTGCATCACTTCGTGGGCGCAAAGGAAGGCCACCTTGTGGTTACCAATTTCCTTGCTCTCCTTGAGCCCTTCCTGGTAAATTTCCTGGATGAAGCTAGGGTTATACCAGAAGCGCTTTCCGTCAACAGCAGCGGTCTGAAGCTTCCAGGGATTGTTATCCTCGCCGAGCTCAATAACTTCGAGGTTGAAGAGCAGGTAAGCGAAGAACGGAAACTTCTGCATCATAAAAAACCGGCCTGCGGTCATAATCTCGGATGCGGTAGGATTACTCATTTAGCGTTCCTTTGCTTGTTAGACTTATCTTATACAGTGACAAGCCAACTCAGTCAATACAAAAAAGGAGGGGTGGAGAAATTAACCCCACCCCTCAACATAGTTGGGGATTAGCCAACCATTGAGAGCACCTTCTGGAACTTCTGGTTAACGTCAGTGCGGAACTCGGGAAGAGTAGCAAGCATAACCTGGTGAGTCTTCATTGCTGAACGGATGCCAAACAGCGTCAGCTCGTCCTTGAGTTCCGTGTTAAGGAACTTGAGGAAGTTACCACCAGCCTTCGCGAACTTCTCGTCCTTGGGGTTCTTGTTGGCGTTCTCGAAGCGTTCCTTGATGGCCGCAACCAGGCTGGTCACGAGCGCAAAGTGGATGCTGATATCCTGCTTGACATCTTCCGGAAGCTTCTTCAGCGTTCCATCGAGGATGCTGTCCGGGTTCGGAAGCTTCTCCGCGGACTTGCGGTAGCTCATAAACTCAACAGCAGCGCCTTCACCAACCACGCCGTCTGCGAGCTTGCGGATCATCGTGTCCTTGGTGCCAGCAGCTTCAGCAGCCCGGATAACGCGGTCCAGGAACGCCCAGGCGCGCGGGGTAGCGAACGCGGAGTTCTTGCCACGGCTGTCGAACTTGTTGAGCATATCCTTCTTGAAGTTGATGAAGCCGATGATGCTGGGGTGGATGCCGGCGCCGACCGCGAATTCGATCCAGTCGTCGTTGCTGACCGTAAAGTCAATGTGGGCAAAGCGGTTGAGCAGCGGAGTGGGCATCTGGAACACCACGCCCTTGTCGGACTGGCGGTTACCAGCAGCGATAATCGTCACGCCCTTCGGAAGCTCGTATTCGCCAACCTTGCGGTCGAGGACAAGCTGGTAAGCGGCTGCCTGGATAACCGGGGGAGCGGAGTTGATCTCGTCGAGGAACAGGATAGCATCCTCGTCTTCCTCACGGCCCATCATCGGAAGGATGCAGGACTGGCCCCAGCGGGCGGTCTTCATCTCGGGGTCGTAGTAGGGAATGCCGCGCAGGTCGGTCGGATCCAGCAGTGCGAGGCGAACGTCGAAAACCTTGCGTTCCTTCTTGCCCGTCAGCGGGTTGAGGAACTTGCCCGGGGTCTTGGCAGCAAGCTGGCGGACAACGTCCGACTTGCCAACGCCCGGCTGTCCCCACAGCATAACGGGGACGTTAGCAGTAGCGTAAACGCTAATTGCTTCAGAAACTTCGATGGGACGCATTAAACTTCTTCCTTCTCAATGGTTGAACAATTGCGTTATACGCATTCGGTAACTCTGCGTCAACACCTAATTTTGCATTTTGCAAATTTTTTAGTGCATCTGCGTCGTTACATCGCCCTTATATAAAATGTACCAAGGGCCGTCAATGACTTTTTTCATTTTTTTTCGTTAACCCTACAAAATAACGTTAACAAGGTTGAAATATTTCCTTCAGACGTGCTATATAATAATGTACTTACTAACACCTACTCTGTTCTACTAACACCTACTAACATTGGCCACCATCTACTAACATTGACCAACATTTTTCCTCGCATTACTAAAAGTTTGACTGGATGAAAAAGTTGTATTCATCCAGCGTATTTTATTGACTAAAGTTCGAAATTCTGCTAAAAAAAGTGAATAAAGCTCTATTTTCTTTGCCTTTTTTTATTGACAGTATTTTTTCATACTGTATAATGGGCCTGCGGGCCGTGAAAAAAATTTTATATTTTTTGATACGGTGTTGAGCAGGACCATTGATTCGAATATAATCATACACTCATCTTACTGATTCACTCACACAGATCACTCGACATTTGACTCTGACAGATCGATAACATTCGATCTGATATAATGAATCATTATCTCTTATAGATTAGAATATGAATGTGATGATGACCACAATAATGACCATCATCACATTAAGCATAAAGGCTCGAGCCTTAGCCATCCATATCCACCGCGTAATAATATTCCGACCAGTTGAGCTGACCGAACTTCTTCTTAGCAGCATCCAGCTTGGCTTGAGTCGACGTCTGAGCCAGCAGCCAATCAACAAGAGCTTCGTAGGAATCCTTACCATCCAGGATCTTGAAGACCACGGCGGAGAGTTCCTGTTTGCTACCAAAGTTGAGAGCAAAATCACGGCGGTTGCTGTAGAGCTTCCAATTCTCAGCCACAGCGTTGGCCAGCGTAGCAGCTTGTACCTTCACAGCGTTGCTCAGGTCAGAAGCAAAGTTTTCCAGAGCCTTGCGGGTATCCGGATCCAACTGCGGCAAGAGGTCATCGTGATGCTCGCTGAGCACTAGACGGTAGACATTCTTTTCGTTGCTCAGCTGATCCTTGGCACGGTGCAGATTCAAGTACCAGGCGTTCTTGAGCTTGACCATATGGCCATTCTCGAACCGGATGATATAACCCTCACACTGCTCTTCACCACCAACGGCTTCCATAAAGTCCGTGATGCCGTTGAAGGTGCCATTCCAGGTCTTCACCACCGGGATACCGTAATGCTCAGCCTTCGCTTTCATTGACGGCATACCCACATATTCGCCAGTCCGGTTGTCGCGGATGGCAGTCAGGATCAGTGCATCTTCCGGATAGTCGACCACAATGCGCTGCTTACGCGAGCACCATTCAAAAATCGGAGTATAGCCGCCGCCCATAGCAGCCAGCACAAACTCCACATATTCCGGATGGGTTCCCACAAACGCTTCGGCCTGTAGGGCAACATCCGTCGGGCCCATCTTGGAGCACCACACGATCTTGTTATCCACCAACATCGGATGGATCATCGAACCATCCAGCTTGTCCATAATCACGAAAGGCATATCGAAGTCGAACTGAGCCATCTCAGCTTCCTTCTCACCCCAGTTGAAAAACTTGTGGAACGGACGAGCCAGCAGCGTACCATCCTTGGCAAACTTGATGCCGCGGAATTCACGACGAGCATATTCAAGCGCCTTTTCCTCGTCGCTCATCTCGTCCTTGATTTCCGGAAAAGCGTTGATGTGATAGTTGATCACATATCCCCAATCGCGCTCTGCCAGGAAGAAGTCTTCCGAGATCGCGTGACGCACGTCGTCGAGGTGGTAAATGTGGACAAACTTGAACATTTTGATTCCTTCTTGGATTACCAAGCCCTTCTATATGAATGCCGGAACGAGTCAACAGATTTTTCTAATATGACGAAAAAAAATTGAAATAAGCCAAAAACTAGATCTAGCTACTATATCTTGTGCTATATCGTGTTGAATCAGCACTATTCACCACAACATATAGTATGTGGTAAAAAATGTCAAAAATCCTATGTATCGATACGTGAAAAATGCAAGAATTTTAATTATTTGAGCCACTACTATATGTAGTACATAGATGTAGTGTCATACTACTAAATGTAGTAGATAATCTACTGATTGTGTTTAAATCGGCTGTTTTTTACTATATCTTGTGAAAATAAATAAAACTAAAAGGCAGGAACTGTAAAATGAAGCACCCATTAGTTGAATTGACAAAAATCGTAAGTGCAAGCATACCTGAATCTGAATGGGCTGCTGATCCTATTGCCAAAAAGCAAGGTGTGAAGAATTTGGTTCAAGCAATTAAGACTAAGGCTGCACGCGCCGGTATCCATAAAATCAACAATATTTTAAATGTCAAGGTGCCGATACCAGTCAAGGCAATCAAGAGTGCTGCTGATCAAGTTATGAAAGAAAGTTTTGATCTTGATCCAGAATTAGTTAAAAGGATGTTGGAAGATTTCTTAGTGCATATTGAAAGTGTTAAAACAAAACAGATCCCTGACAGAGTAGTCAAACAATCGACTGGTATGTACCACAACGCTAAAGAACCAGAACACGCTTTTAATTCAAGTCTTGGAACTTTTAAAATATCCAACGAATCAATTGTGACCTTGATGGATTATGCTCGTTCACTATATCTTGTAGCAAACAAGTATCATACCCAAATCGCTAATTAATTTTTTTCACCATAGAATACGTCACACAACACAGGGATGGTTCCACGAAACATAATATTGTCTTCGTGACCATCCCAATGAAGCTGTACTGCTTTGAGCTTCTTATTGTATTCTTTACTTTTCATATCAAGATGCAACACTGCATCCTTGAACGTAATTCCCCATTTATGGCTTTTAAGTGAGCAACCGCTCTTCAGACGATCTGCGTAATTTGAAATAGCAACAGCCGTTTTAGTGTTGTGTGTTAGCTTTTCCATTTCCACGATGCCATAATTACCGCTGGTAGTAAAAGAGTACACTGCTGGATAATGATCTGATTTGTTATGGATGAATTCGTGAAGCAACTGCTGATAGCCAATATCATTCAAACCAAAAATCTTGATTACCTGATTAGGCAAACCGTTCACCACTGATGCAAAATTTCCGTGGTTAACTACTTCAAACCCAGCCAAACTGAGATGTCCAGAAAGGTGCTCGCCGTGGCTGTAGATGGACCACCCATCTACTAGTTGGGCAAGGGCTCTGGCAGCCAAGGAGGGATTACGCATTACCATAGGTCCTGCTTTTACGTAAGTGGAAAAAAACCGTCAAGCCTAAACTTTTTGGGTTGACACTGCCACTCCTTCATATATAAGCGGACAGGAAATTTGAGGAGTTTATATGTCTAAGTTTGAAGTGCTGGTTGAGCAGGTCAAGAACGTTCGTGATCATCCGAATGCTGACAGGCTAAGCCTTCTTGATATCAACGGCTTTACGTGTATTAGCGCGAAGCTGGAAGATGGGAGCCATCGCTATAAGGATGGTGATCCTGTTGCATATATCCCGGAAGGCTCAGTGCTTCCTGAATGGCTCCTCAAGGAGTTGGATTTTTGGGACGATGAGAAGGGCAAAGGCCGTCTTAACGGATCTAACGGCGATCGTATCAAGGCAATGCGGCTGCGCGGCATCTTGAGCCAGGGTGTTATCTATCCCTGCTGTGGCATCACTAACGAAGAAACTGGTACGCATTACCGCAAGTGGATGCGTATGGCTGATGGCGAAATCCACAAGGTGGGCATCGGCTGGGACGTTGCTGAACAGCTTGGCATCACGAAGTATGAGCCGCCTATTCCAGCCAGTATGGGTGGTGAAGTGTTCAGTCATTCGTATGATCTCATCTACAAGTTCGACATTGAAAATGCTCAGAAGTTCGAAAATGTCTTCTTCCCTGACGACATTGTGAATATTACTGAAAAGCTTCACGGCACTTTTACCGGTTTCATCTTTACGACTGAAAAGCGTGAAGATTTCTTGGAAGTTGTGACTGAGGAAGGCACCTTGTATGCTACTGCATATAGTAAGGGCCTTGGTTCTAAGGGGCTCTGCTTCAGGGCCAACGAAACGAACTTGGCCAAGAATCTCTATATGAGGTCGCTCAAGACGTTCCTTGATTCGCGAACCTCTGAGCAGCTTGCTAACCTGTATGGTGAGACTGAAAACGAATCAGCATTCCTGATTCTTGGCGAAACTTTTGGCCAAGGCATTCAGGATCTTGGCTACAGCACTCCGCCGAAGTTCCTGGCATTTGATACAGTGTCTGACGGCGAGGTTGATTCATATCGGAATTTTGAAAAAGTCACCAAGAGCTTGGGTGTTGAAACGGTTCCGCTACTGTTCAAGGGCCGATATGGTGATGCTGACCTGATCACACTGCGTGATGGCAAGTCGTCAATTGACGGTAAGACTCTCAAGGAAGGTATTGTCATCCGTGATGACGACAATGCTGATACTGGCTTCATTGGCCGCAAGATGCTTAAGATGGTATCACCTGATTATCTGACACGCAAGGGTGAAACGACTGAACTTCAGTAATTGACTATGGTGATGAAAATGTCTACCGTGCGACATATGAACCAACGCGACACTAAGTACATTGATGAAGCTCTCCAGCTTGCAAGGGCTGGAGAGCGTGTGGGTGGAGCACGCCTGGGCGCTTTGTTGGTTATTGGTAACCGGGTTGTATCAATGGGTCAAAATATGTACAAGACCCATCCTTTGCAGAAGAGATTTGCCCGGCGTCCAGATGCCATCTTTCAACACGCTGAAATCAATTGTTTGGTGAATTTTCTTCGTAACAATGATCCAGAAGATTTGGTTAATGCGACGTTGTATGTTGGACGGGTCTTTGGTGAAGATATGGAACACATTGGCACCGCCAAGCCTTGCACTGGATGCGCAGCAGCGATCCATCACTATGGAATTAAGAAGGTGGTTCACACGTGAGTAATTATAAAATCCATCACGACACGATGCCCTCTGGCGACAAAGGCGATCAGTTTTATAAACAGTTGGCTAAAGTTGTAGCCATATCCTTCTTTAAGTCAACAGAAACAGAACGCGAGGCGGGCTTCTTGCTTAATTTTATTAAGCATATGTTACCTGGCTTGGCAATCATTGATTCATCCTTTGACCAAAATAAGTTTTTGGAATGGATGGAAGAAGAAATTGAAATGTTAGAGACGCCTTGGCTTCGTAACTTGACTGACAACGAGAAATAGGCTACTTCTTTCATTGAAAGGATGCAACTGTATGTACGTTATTGTCGTTGATGATGGCAATGAAGAATACTATTTCGCTGGCTGGGAAGGCTCTGATTGTGACCCGGCTGCTGACGAGATGACCTTTTGGCGTCCAGATGCATTTGATCCGGAAGTTTACGAATTCACAGATAGAGCAGAGCTTAAAGCAGAGCTGGAATTGATTCGTAAATCTGGTTTGAATTTTCCTATTGGCATCCCAGATGATTTCGTGTATGATGATGTCGTAATCGATTTTATCAAGATACGAGAGCACAATGACTGAATATCAGATACCCCGGGTTGAACAGCATCACGCGACAGTGTCGCAGGCTGATCCTATCCCACAAATCCATTGGGAGGAACTGGATAACTTTGACCCCTCCTGGTTGATGGCATTCGTTTATATCTTCGGTGCTGCCATCCTGATTAAGTTTTTCGTTAGAGTGTTTACACTTTATGGGGCCTGTGTGGTCTTTTGGCTATTAGGGATTGTTTTCTCTTATGGCATTGCGGGCTTTATGATCAATCCGTTCTACTGCATTCTTATGTCAATTGCAGCCGGGTCTGTAACTTGGCTTGTATTGGTTGTGGTGGCTGAACTTTGGATGGCCCCGGGTCGGATTTGGTGGAAGATTACAAGATGAGTCACGAAATCGAACGCAAATTTAAGGTCAACGTTGATATTGATTACCTGATACAGGCGACCAATACTAACAGCGACCTTTATGATGGCCAGCACGGTGAGATCTGGATCACAACGGAAATAACTCAACACTATCTAAAAAAGACTGGTGATTGGGCAATCCGTGTGCGCCAGATCAAAGAGTGGCTCAATGGTGAAGAAGTTTACCATTATTATCAGACTATGAAGAAGCGGATTGATGATCGCACTTCAATTGAGCTTGAAGAAAAGATTGATAAAAAGTCTTTCAAGTTTTTGGCCAAAGACCGCACTCTTACCACTCCGGCATTGATTAAAAATCGTCATCGCATCACATATGGTGAAGAGCGACGATTCGCTTGGGAAGTTGATGAGTTCCTTAATCCAGAGTTTAAAGGCCTGGCATTAGCTGAGATTGAGCTCGATAAGCCTGATCGGTTTATACGAATTCCATTCTGGCTGGGTGAAGAAGTTACTCACCTGAAAGAATATCGAAATGCCCGTATGGCTCGCATTTTGGATAAGAAGCAAAAAAAGAAAAGATAGACCGTGCTGATTTAACGTTCGAATGTTTGATCCTATTTGCTGCGACGCAATATCTACTTGACTAACTCACGTCAATATCGTATAAATATAACTGTTACCGAAACAACTAAGGATGAAACATAGATTGCTTGGCGATGAAAACGCAATTGTCTAACAGGTAACTGATAGACAGCCAGTTAGGGTTAGCCCTTACAACCAAGAAATCGTGCGGAACACTGAAGTGTCATAGGACTTGAACTCTCCTGACCGGCTTGTCCGGGATCCGTTCGTAGAAGGAATTCTCCTTCATCAAAGCGTTTGAATATAGGCCTTTCAACCCAGTAAGACTCTGTCTTGCTGGCGTTTAGCTATCTTCGTCCTTTGAGAAAAGGAGAAAGAATTATGAGAACCATCATTTCAACAATGATGGCAATCTTAATGTTGTTTGCGTCGACGTCCGCGTTTGCGCAAGAAGTAGATAACACATTAGTTTTTAGAGATTGTCCATATAATACAGGAAATGATTTGTCCTGTATGGCTTGCGTGATTTATTATGAAGCCCGAGGCGAGAGCGAGCAAGGCCGTCTGGCTGTTGGTGCTGTTGTGATGAATCGAGTTGAAAATCCACAATTCCCGTCAACAGTATGCGGAGTTGTCTTTCAACGTAGCCAATTCTCGTGGATACAACCATCAGTGCGCCGCGGCGTTAAATTGAATCCAGTTGCTTGGGCCCGCAGTATTGCACTTGCTCGTCAAATTTTATCAGCTAAGTACGATGACCCATCCAACGGCGCATTGTATTTTCACAATCGACGAGTTTCACCAAATCTTGGTCGCCATCGGCAGACTACTGCAATTATTGGCGCTCACATCTTCAAAAGATAACCGTTGACAAGGTGCTGGCTATCATATAGTTCCGTCGTTGAAAGGAATTGTTGATGGACCCGACGACTGTTATTGCAATTGCTGTTGTGATCATAGCAGTTTATATTACGTGGCCGCTGTGGGTCATACTGCTTGGGATGCTTGCATTGATCGCCGCCGCAGTTGGTGGATTTTGTTTGATCCTCCTGGCCTACGTTTATGAAAAGCTCACTCGTCCTTTCCGCCGCCGGCGAAATCTTCGCCAGCTTGATGTCCGACTGAAAAAGAGGAATTGAAATGTATATCGTCGAAGGCGGAATTTATACATCGACGGAATTCAAAGACCTGGAGCCAGGCACTGAAGAGCATTATGGTCCATTCGAGACTTATGAGCTTGCCCGTGCTGCTTGGGTCAATGCAATGTTCAGCCCTAAGTTGGACATTTGCTGCCACCGCGTCTTTATCAAGGAACTCTGATGGCAAGGAAGATTTTTACACCTGAGGAAATGGTGTTGGCCCGTGTGGATCAATATCCTTCATTGTATTCGGCCAAGACTTTTGATGAAGCGAAGCTTCGGGTCTATGACCAGTTCTTCAATGTCATTGGTAATGGCATCCGGGATGAAGATGAACTGGCAGCTGAACTCAAAGCTCACCAATTTGATCGAGAGCGGGCCATTCGATTCTGTAATGGCGAGCAGGCCTATTATGGCTACCTTGAGGTCAGAATGATTGGCGATTTCCCCATTGGGGAAGGTGAATCTATTACTGTTGGCGATTGGGAACGCGACGAGCATCCGGAAGTCAAACATTGGATGGAATGTAGCTATTGCCGATGGACACCGTATCCAAATTTCCAAAAGCAATACTCAGCCATTTGGTTTCCAAATTTTCGCAAGGTTGCTGGAGACGAGTGGGTTAACGCTGCTGTTTGGTATTATGGTAAATGCCGTGATTGGTTTTTGTCCCCGGACAGTAACCGATATTGGGGCGCTTACCCTTCAGACAAGCCTCAAAAAGATGCACAGTATTTGGCTGATATGTACAAACAGCGTGATCGCTATGAAAGCGATGAAGCGTTCTCTGCGGCATATGGATTGGAATATACTGGCGATATGGTTGATTTTATGACTCGCCGTTCACAAAAGCAACGAGTCAATGCCCTTGAATACATTGAGGAAACGCTTAAAGAATTTGGTTGACTGATGCTCCCTGTTCAACTAATATGGGGACAACAGACACAGAGCCCCTGTGGTGAAATTGGTAGACGCGTTCGACTCAAAATCGAATTCTTCGGAGTGCTGGTTCGAGTCCGGCCAGGGGCACCAATTTAGGAAAACGTAGCAGTGAAGATTCATTGGAAGGCGTTACCTGCTAAGACCCAAAAGGGCGATCGCGCCCTTTATGAAACTCTGATCTTTGAAGCTTGGGTCAAAGATTTTCGTATTGGGTGGATCAATGCATCATTCTTTTACGATGAAGGCGGTGATCGCCACTTCAATGAACTTTCTGCCACGTCTGCTGTGATTAAAACCCGCAAAAACTTTGCCACATATCTTGGCAATCCTGTCGCATATAAACGAATCGGCACCGCAGCTATGCTTGGTGACTACACTGAAATCCAGAAATGGGTCGAAGATCAGTGGAACAGTATGTTACAGAAGGCGGGAATATTCTAATGGTTGGTATGCGTGAAAAACTGAAGGATGTTGAACTACATCCATATATGCTTGCCATCTACAAGGATAATGAGCACCGCCACCTGCTCAAGCACGCCTTGGAGTGCTGGGAACATCGCACCGTGAACGGCACCAGGAGCGCATTACGTCCTTTGGACACTAACCCTATCCTCTATTGCCGTTTCCCTCCTTTGGATTTGATTCACGAATATAATTTAAGCTCATCTCATTTTCTTGGATCCAGGATTCTTCAATGTCCTGTAGTTGCTCGGTGGGCTCTTGAGCAATTCTTGACAAATTGGTCACACGATCCAGATATGGTTGCTTACAAGATCCAAAGTGAGATGCTGTATTTTGAACGAGTGTCGACTTTGATCAAATATGACGACGAATTGATTTACAAAATCATTATGGCTGGTATAGGTCCAGTTATGCCCTCGTCATTCCACCAAACACTATCTGAAGATCAAAAGATGGCTATGACGATTTGTGCTTGACACGGTGATCCAAATATAATAAATCAAGTTTGCGTTTGGACATACAGGTCGCTGACCCCTCAAGGAGGGAGGGGTTGATGAAAATGTCCTTTTTTATGAGGATCTTGTGCTTACGTTCGTTTTTATATTCACCGCAGTGGTTATAGGATCTCTCGCTTTATCCTATTTGTTGCCATTGCTCAATATTGCGGACACTTTAGAGACAGAGCTTAAATCCTCCCCAACTCCAGCACTACCTGATCTCTGGACGGCTGCTGATGATCAACGAGAAAAAGAACTATATCTTGAAAATCCATCAGCTTTTTGGTTGAATCCGAACCGATATGGTGCTAATGGTGAATATGACTTGTTGGCGGCGCCATATGTGGAGAAAAAAGTAGCAAGTGTTCCTGGCCTTTTAGGTAAGTGGGAATATGTGAAACCGACTTCACCGAAGCCAACTTATATAAGGAAGTGAAATGGAAAAACGTCGTAAAGTTCGTGGTGATGATCCTAACCTGAACCGGATGAAAAAGCCCAAAGGATACAGGTCTATTGAAGTCAATGGCCGAGAACTGTTCTGGATGACTGATGGGTTTGTTGTGATTATCAAAGATATTCGCAAATCTATTGAGATCACTACCAGCGAATTGATGGGCTATCCTCGCAATCCGATCGAACGCCACGTAGTCACTCCCTATGATATCAAATCATACATTGACGAAAATTGGTCACAGTTTGCGTGACTCGCACAACATCTTGGATGATGATTACTGTGCTGGTTAATGTTCGTGAGAACTCAGACTCGCGCTATCATTCTGTCAATGAATTTAATGAGACTGAAGTCATCACCCGAGATACTAAAGAAGAATTGCTGGCCTACTGCTATGGATTGAGGGAACGTTATAAAAAAGAAACTCCCATCAGTGCGTATGATTCTGGGTCAATAATCAATTTCTACGGCCCATTTGAAGTAACTAATAATGCATCTTGGACTTCTGAAGAAACTGGTGCAACGGAACACTGGTTCGAAGACAGTGCAGTAATGGATGAAAAGACTGTGAATGACGCAATTGATAGCGGCGCTGTTCTTTTCCATATCCTGAAATGATTAGTAAGACTATCAACCGACCCCTGTTCTACAATATCCTTCGTCAGGATATGCCCATTCTCATCACGTGGGATATGAAAATTGATCCAGACTCGTTTGTGTTCAAATGCTGTGTGAACAGGGAACCAGTTGCTCAGATGGCTGACGAATTTCTAACAGTCTTTGATGATGAAACTGTGTCAAAAGTTCAGAAAAACATTAACTTGGCGTTGACAGTTTCCAAACATTTGCTTATGTACCACAAATCCGATTTGGTATGGTTTCAACGTTCTTTAGCGAGGATGAAAAGTGTCAGAGGTGCGTTCAAAAGTCAACATTGCTGCGATGAAGGGGCGTAGTTGGATTGAAAGAAATCTCAGTCGTAGTAATTTTGGTAAAGACTTTTGTGGGGCTTGCGCTTGGGCATCTACTTACATTCTCCATCGCCTCCAGGAAGAATCAATCAATGCGTATGTGGCTATCTCAAAAATTCCTGGTGGCCAACACGCATTTGTGATGACTCAACACCACGTTATTGATGTTACCGCAACTCAATTTCGATATGGTAGTGACAAATACATACCTGATGTTATTGTAATGAGCCGGCGTAGGGCTAAAGAATATTTTTGGGAGGACATTGTAGCACGACTGAGAACCCCCCAAGAAGTAATTGATTTCACCCTTGAGCCTTGTTGGCCAAGCGACCAGATTCCAAATTTAAAGCATATACAGGAGACTTATGAAAACTTTTGAACTTACCTTCTCAGTCAAGACTCGCGACGACAGTGATATTGATCTGTCAGACCTGGAAGCATATCTGTCTGAGTATGAAAATACTGATATGGAATTCATCGAGATGGATGTTATTGAGCCGTCAGAAGTTATGGTCACTTTTGAAGTCGAGGCAGCTTCGATCCGTGATTGTCCGGACGAACTTCATCTTTTGAACGATGAAGGCATTGTTGATGATACTGAGCTCTTTATTTCTGAGCGAGTATCACACACTAGTTATTGAGGCTGGAGAATGAATGAAACTTACACCCGGTATGTGATTAAAACCCCACAAGGGTATGTCACCTGTCATCGCCGCGGTCGAATGACTCGGCACATTGAATCTGCTCGCACATTCAAAACGTACCGCGGTGCAAAGACGAATCGTTTTGCCAGCAATGGTAACATAATTCAAGTCGAGGTAAGTTTCTTCATTCCGGGTTGACACTGTCCTGGAAATGTCCTAATAGGAGGTATGATTCAAAATGCTATCCTGTTTGGACGTTATGTCCACCGCGACCAGGTTCGTAAGTTCACTGGTAAGGCATATACGACTCACACTGAGGCTGTGGGCGATATGGCTATGTGGCTGGGACTTACAGAGTGGGCTGTTATTGCAGCATATTTGCACGACAGTCACGAGGATCAAGATGTTCCGTTTGAGCTTTTGTCAGTCTTGTTCGGCAACGATGCATCTCAAGGTGTGTGGTGGCTGAGTGACCAATCCAAGCCGGAAGATGGAAATCGCAAAGCCCGAAAGCTGATCGATAAGAACCATATCGCTCAGGCACCGACTGTTATTAAGACAGTTAAGCTGATTGATTCTTACGATAACTTGAAGGATATTCGGGTCAGCGATCCGAATTTCGCCAAAGTTTATTTCCGTGAGAAGCGTGATCTCTTGGAGGTTTTGCGCGACGGAGATATCCGAATGGTTGAGATGGTCCAAGAGTTGATTGATGACTATTTTTCTAAAGGATATTGAAAAGTAGGACTTGACTGACTTATATCTTTGCCATAGTTGTGTGCTATGGCAAAGATAAACCAAGCAAAGTATAGGAAGCTTCGGCACCAGGCTCGATTGATTGTAGCCAATGTTGGTGTTCCTTTGATGCTTAAAGCGCAGGATCATACCTGTCCGATTTGCAGAGAACGACTTGTATCAAACGATGTCACGGTTGATCACGTCTATCCTCTTCATTTGTATCAAGTCAATGCTGGTAATCTACTACTCAGTCATTATGACTGCAATCAGGATAAAGGCGAACGTTTGCCGACTGATTTCGAGATCGAGATGCTCGAGAGAGTTAATGAAAAGCTAGGCTATGATCCGTCTACTCGTCGGTACAAATGTCGCCAAGTTTTGATCAATAAATATTATAAGATGGCTCTTTGGTATGCTGAGCTTCGTGAGCGTAATGCGTGTCAGCACGATCTGGATCGTGTTCAACTTAAAATGCTGGCGCTGGAAGAGTATATCGCTTAAAAAAATAATAAATAGAAACATCGATATTCCTAAAAGGAATGAATCTGTGAAAAAATGCGATAAGAAGTTTGACGAATTGTGTGATAAAACTAGCGACTTGGAAAATACAATCCAAGAGCTTAAAGCAATTACCGCAGAAATACTACGCATACAAAAAACCAAATTTACTGAAAAAGTCGCAACAAGACGTTAAATTCGATTTCCTTTAGCACGATTTCCACTAATCGTTAGATATTGAAGATTATCTTGGTGGTGTAAACCACCTTTTGATACTGGTGTGATGTGATCCACTTCATATCCTTCAGGGCAGTTTTTATATATTTCTTTAATTAAATCACGATCAGCATTGGGGGCAATGGCTCTGTAGCCTTTCGCTCGGTATGTTGATTGTCGAGCAGCATTATTTGATAATAATTCTTTTTCGGATTTTCTTCTTACCGAATTTTGGCATTTGTTTGAACAATAAGTGCTTGATGATCTTTTTGTAGGTGATAAACAAACTGGGCAAATGTTGACTGGTTTTCCGTGTCGCCGTTTCCCAGTATTATTCATTTTTGTAGCACAACTTTTAGAGCAATATTTCTTTTGATGGCCAGATAAAACTTTTTCACAATTTGGGTGATGGCACGTTGACATTGTTAAGGTTTTCCAGTATAAATAAACATACGATGCGGGGTTAGCTCAACGGTAGAGCAGCTGGCTCATAACCGGTAGGTTGGGGGTTCGAATCCCTCACCCCGCACCACTTATTTATCGGTTGGCAGTTCGAAACCAATCACCACCACATTAGGAAGTTTTCAGATTCTAAAAACTTATTCAGTTCTTCCCTTTTTCCATTGACATAAATTGAAAGATATCATAAAGCCAACGTCACATTTGAAGACGAAGGAAAATTAATGTCTCTTCTTAGAAGTTATATATTGCTGGCAGTAGTGGTTGTGTACCACGCTGTGGCAATATTTACAATTATGGGGATGCTCTCCAGTCACGGATCGATCCTCGTACCGCTTGCTTTGATGTGGATCATTAGCATCCCTGTCACTGCATATATCTCTGCCCGTCGGCTCACTCCTGCACTTAAAGTTATTGCCCAGGATTTTGCTGACAAATCCAAGGAAGGTTAACACGTGAATTTTAAGTTTGTTCTTGGTGCTATTGCACTTTTTATCGTGCTGCTCGTCGGTTCGTGCAGCTTTACCCGAGTCACTCCGGGCTATGTTGGTATCAAGGTCAGCAACCTCGGCGGTGGCGTTGACGAAGTCGCCAAGGGTGTTGGTTGGTACTTCACCCCTCCAGGCGTGAATATGTACGAATATCCGACCTTCACCAACACTTACGCCTGGACAGCTGATTCAACTGACCAGAGCCCGAACAGCGAAGCATTCACGTTCCAGGACAAGAACGGTCTCGGCCTGAGCGCTGATGTTTCGGTGGCCTATCGAGTCGATCCTGCCCTGGCTCCAAAGCTGTTCACTACATATCGTATGGAAATGGATCGCTTGGTCGCCGGCCCGATGCGCAATAACATCCGCAATGCGATTGTGCAGGAAGCATCGCAGATGGGCGTTGAGGAAATTTATGGTCCTCGTAAGGCTGAGCTGATCGCGAAGGCCCTGGTGAGGGTTCGTGCATACTTCGCCAAGCAAGGCCTGGTAGTTGAC